AAGGCCTGAAAGACGGCGGAATGTTCGCTGTCGATAGGCAGAATTTCTGCGCCGCCGGCGGCGGCCTGATGGGTGAGCAGTTCTCCGGCTGTAAAACGAAAGGATAAATGGCAAAAGGCGCGGAGGGGCGGGATTGGGCGGGATCCGGCGGGAAAAAGCGGGCTGGCGTGGGCAAAAATGCAGATTTTGGCGGATCCGGGCGGCCCAAATCTGCGGCGGGGATAGATGGCAAAAAAGCCCTGAACCGCCGGAAAAACGAAACGTAGTTGGCAAAAAAACGAAACCCCTTAAAACCCCCTTTAAACCCCTTTAAAACGCATCAAAACGGCCAATCCGTGATTTTCAAAACGGGGTTCTTCCGCGCGCCGACGCGCGCGATGCGCGCGGAGCTGCGCGCGCGGAATTTGGTAAAATGGGTAAAATAGCAGGGTAGGCGCAGAAAATCTCCGGCGAAAAAACCGCGTTTTTTCGCTTGAAAATCGGGGTCCGCCAAAGCGGCCCCGGTCTTCCCCGGCGGCCGTCATCGCCCCCGAAGAGCACGGCAAATTGGCAAAGAGCAGCGGAAAATTTTTAAAAAAATTATTTTTTTGGCTTGACAAAATGTCCGATATATCGTACATTATAAAAGGAAAGACAAGGCCGGGGCGAAGCCCGGCGGAAACCGAAAACTCAACCCGAATCGGCTGGCCCGGCTGGTGAAAGGCCGGGTCAGCCGAAGTCTGGTCTATGACTATCTGGCCGGCCGGCATCGCTTAAGCGATGACAAGCTGGCCGTGATCCTCGAGGCCCTCGAGATCAACCTTTCCGCTGACTCTATGAACTTGTCAAAGAAGAATAAGTCCGCGACTAAAAAAGCATCGTCCAATCCTTGAGATTCACAATCCCATCGTGATTGACATCCGCCGGCGCGCGGCGAATCCAGCAGTCGCGGATGCGGATGCCGTTGGGATCGTATGTCCACACAATCACCCGCTCTGTGCCGGGAACAATCGCCCGCCAGAGGTTCGGGTCGTCGTTTAATAGAAACCGATTCGGTCTGGCTACATACTCAAAGCATTCCCGGCGGCTCAATTGAAGCCACTGATTGCAGAAGGTCTGCAGGGCCGGGGCCTTGACCTCCCGCCAATTCGGGTCCGGCGGCGGACTGTTCGGCTCGGCCGGCGGCGGAGCATTCGGCTCGGAGGCGACTGGCTTCTCGGCGGAGGTCGGAAACAATCCCAGACCGATCAGGCAGACCGCCAGCAGCAGACACAGACGCCTCGAATAATATCGCTCGGCTGTCACGGGGCCTCCTCAATATTGATCAGTTTGTTGGGGCCGGCCAGCGTCAGCGGCGCCGACGGATTGTTGCAGATGCTAATGGGCATCGAGAAGACATCATAGGCCAGCTGGCCGCCGGAGGCATCGACGCTGCCGAAGAGCACGCGGGCAATCGTCAGCTCCAGCGGCGCCCCCCCCGCCGACTGGACCAGAACCAGCTGCAGAGCGGCGGCGGAGGAGGTCAGGAGCCGGTTGCTGAGGATCACATTGTTCTGGATGGAGGCATCCTGAAAACTGAGCGAACCGTTGACCGCAAGACCGCACTCGGGCGATAAGTCCACCGCCGTATAACCGAGATCCGCATCGTTGCAGGCCCGCAGCATCGGGACGCTCACACTCAGCGACAGACCGAGCGGGTGAGCAATCGCCGTGCTGCCGTGCAGGCAGGAGCGAATGCGCCAGCCGCCGCGTGCGGCGGAGACATAAGTCGGGGCATTCTGCGCATCGGTCTGCTGCCAGACGTCGGCGATTGCAGCGGTCTCATCGCCGAAGCGGCACTCGAAGTCAAACGACACGGAGGCATAGGAGCCCTGGCGGATCTCCAGCCGGATGTTGTGGATGCAGGGATTATTGAGCGTGTGTTTGATGTAGCCGCCGGTTGGACCGGTGCCGGACTTGCGCTCATAGAAGACCAGGTTGCTGACGGTGCCGGTGAGCAGGTCGAGCACCTTGGGCCAGTCCTGCACGGTGACGGAGCCGCGCACAAACTGCACGTCGCGATCGACAATCGGGACCTGCAGGCCGTCGGCCCCGCTGCGGAGGATGTTGTCAAAGCCGGCGGTCAGCCGCACCGAGACGGTGCCGCCGACGGACACGCCGTTGACGGCGGTTGCCGTCGGGCAAAAAATTCGTTTGTTCACAACAGCCATATTCCATCTCCTTATGATTCAGGAATCGGGATCCAGCGGGCCTCAAAGCGGACCTGCCGGTAATGCATTTTTGGATGGACAATCAAATCCGCCGCATCGCTCAAATAAAATTCGTCGCAGCAGAAATCCGGGCCTGGATGCGAGCGGTCGAAGGCCAGAACGATTTTTTCAAAGAGCCGATTGACGCCGACGGTATCCGGGCCGCCGCGCCGAGCGGCGCCGTCGATGCCGCTGCGGTCGCCGAAGGCGATGTCGAGAATGATGTGCAGGGCCGGGGCGTAATCGCCCTCGCGGCTGAGCCGCTCTACGGAGGCCTGCACAAAGGCCATCGGGGCGTATCGCTCAAAACTGCTGACGCCGCCGTCGGCGATGCCGATCTGGCCGGCCCAGGGAGCGACCGTGCGGAAACAGCTGCGGCCGTCCTCCGTCATCGCCGCCAGACGTTGACAGGCCCAGTCTTCCAGATCGGTCAGAAGTCCGGCCTCCGGGGAATCCGTGAGAGATTCGCGGCCCAGGCCGCCGTTATACAGGAAGAGCAACTCCTCATCCGTCAATGCGCGGCCGAAGAGCATCAGATTGTCAAGCCGCAGCGGTCGATTGGTGAAGGGGACGCCGCCGGGCGGCATGGCGGCGCCCAAGAGGAACGGCAGAGGACTTGTCCACTTCGAGGGGTCTGTGCCTTCCGCCAGAGAGGTGTTCTTTAATAGGGAATCATTCCACCAGAGACGGCTTTGATTGTTTTCGACATCGAGGACGGCGGCGACGAAACACCACTCGTTGCGCCGCCAGGAATCCGGAATAACCGTCGAATAGCAGCTCGTCCATTTGGAATCGCAGACATAATTAAAGAAAACCTCGTCGGAGTTTTCATCGATTTCGAGAATATTTTCATAATCGTTGCCGATGATGCCCCAGAGGGGCTGAGCAACCTCCTGCTCGCAGTCGATTCGCTGGACCCAGCCGCAGACTGTAAAACTCTTGCGCCAATGCTCCTGCAGACTGGAGCCCAGATTGATATGATCGCCGGCGCCGTTGAAGGCAAAGGCATTGCCCAGAAGACCTGGGCAGGACAACTCCTTCGTTGGTCGGGAGGCCAGGCCGTGCAGGATGCCGCGACAATCGAGGACCAGCCGCGAGTCGCCGGACTCCTCAAATCGCCAGTGAGCAATGCAGTCTTTCCGCAAATCCATCAGGCACTCTCCAATTGATCCGCAATCGAGCGATAGACGGTATCGGTGATGGCGTCAACACGATCGAGGACGCCGTCGTACAGAGCGCCGGAGCCGAAGACCGTCACTTCCGGGACGAGGGCAAAGAGCGGCCGAATTCGGGCGCGTTCGGTTTTGCCGAGCCGGTAGCCGAACAAAAGTGCCCCGGAGGCGCTGCGGTAAAAGAATCCGTTGGGCACATCGCGCGGCGAGCGGAATCGAGGCACGCCGGCAGCGGTCAGATTCTCCCCGATGGGGACGGCCAGCAGCCGGGCTGTGCGGGGACGGATGGTTTTGACCTCATCGGTGAGCAGCCAGGCATAGGCATCCACGCCGGAGAACGGCCGAACACCGATGACGGCCTCCAGGTCGGCAATCATCCAGCCGGCCAGCGAGCGGGCCAGATTGCCGGTGCGGCGATTTAAGGCCCGTCCGCTTAGATACTGATCGGCGATGTAGGAGGCCGTCTCCTCGGCCGCCCGCCGAAGGCCGGCGGAGGCCGCCGACGCCAGATATTTCGCGGAGCGTTCGGTGCCGCTGACGGCGGCGCGAAACTCCGGTCCCAACTCAATCAGAATTCTCACAGCACAATCCTTTGATACAAATCCCAGATGCGCTTGACCTGCGGGAGCAGGTCCACCTGTTCAAACTTCGAAAAGGAACCGCCCTGAAAGGACACACCGGACAGCCCGATGTCGTCCCGCCGCTTGAACAGGAACACAACCTGTTCGACGGCCGACTCCTGCAGGTCCGCCGGCATCGGGGTTTCGGCCGGATCTGCGGGGCTTTCGCCGGCCGGTACAAATCCGCCGCGATAGACGACCTGGATCGAATCGGGCGGCTCGGCCGGCCAGGGCAGATCGACGCGATAGACGATGCCGCTGCGTCCGAACTGCAGGAGCCGATATTCGGAGGCCCCCAGCGGCTCGGCCGAATCGAAGTCTCCGTCGGCGGCGATGCGGATTTCCTGCAGATCGGCGACCGGAAAGGCCCGCAGCCGCAGATACGGCGTGCCGCCGGTATAGACTTCTGTGACGGGTTCTTCCGGCAGCACAAGCCCGCGATGACAGTACTGCTCCGCCATCGCCGTCACGGAGGCGAGCAGGCCGGTTAAGACGGCCGAATCTTCGGCGGACAGCGAGGTTACGCCGAGACGCTGTTGGATTTGTTCGAGGGTGCAGAGCATGCCTTGCTCCTGTAGTCCTCAGGCCGAATCATCTTGTCTTTCGGGCTGGGGAAGTTTTTTTCAGGTCTTTCGTTTTTTATGGACGACTGTTTTTTCGCTTCCATAGATTTCTCCAAAAGGAGGGGCCGAAGCGGCCCCTCGGTTTAGGCCGTGATGTGCTGGGCGTAGCCGCGATCGGCGGCGGTCGAAGGACCGACGGCCAGCTGGGCGGTCACGCCGCGAATGACCAGAAAGGCACCGGTGGTGCCGCTGCCGGCGGTCGGGGCTTTGACCCGCACATAACGCTTGCGGCCCGGGATATTCGGCACATCGATGGCAAAGATCTTGTTGTCATCGGTGGCCGAGATGACGGAAGTCAGCGTGGCTTTTGTGATCACCGACCAGTCCCCGGGTGTACCGGAATTGGTGTCGCATTCCTCCAGCACCAGAGGCGTGGAGGTTCCGCCGGAACCGACGGCAACATCCGTAGGTCCGACAATGATTTCAATCTTGGCCACGCCGCAACCAGACAGGTCCAGCGGCGTCTGGGTGCCGAAGGCATCGTTATTCTTCACTTCGGCCAGCATCAGCGTTACCTTTTCTTCCTGAAGCGGGTTCATTTTTTATTCCTTTCAAAAATCGTTTTTTGTTCCATTTTCAAAACCCTCCGGCGGCCGAACGACCGCCGGAGGAAGGAAAGGAGGATCAACCGTTATCCGGTTTTCAGGCCGACGATGGTGCCGGCCTTTTTGGTCTGATCGGTCTCGACATCATGGCAGCCGTAGATATTGAGGGCCACACGCTCGGTGGCCAGGACGGCGATCTGACGCTGGAGGAACAGGGCCTCGCGGCTCTGCTCGATGGTCGTCTGCCGGCGGTCACCGAAGATGGCTCCGCGACCCAGATTGGCCAGGACGCAGCAGATTTGATTGGAGGCCGACTCGAACGGCAGAGGCACCCACTCCACGGGAAGCCCAAGGAACCGTCGGCCGTTTGCGACCTCGCCGACAATGATTTCGGTCTTGGAAGCCCCGCCGGCGGCATCGGCCAGCTTCATCATCACTTCAAAGTAGAACCGGCTGCTGCAGAACCAGCGAGGACCGTCGCCGGCCCAGGCGAATGGATGCAGGGCTCCCATCATACTGCGGAAGTTCGGCAGGGTCAGACCGCCCCAACCGGTGCCGCTGCCGCTCACAAGCCCCTTGGGAGAGCTGAGCTGATTGAACCAGCCGGTGATGCCGACGTTGTTGAAGTACGTGCTGGTGCCGTCGCCGCAGAAGAGGACGCGGTCCTCCTGTTCGGCAAAGGCCATCGCCATCAGCTCGCCTAAGATATTGCCCAAAGCCATGGCCGCTGAAACATCTTCGGCAGTGTCGCGGTTGACGGGCACGAAGATGTCCCAGCTCTGGGCCTTGAGCGTGAGGAGATTGCCGGAGATGTCCTGCGGGGTGGGGACGACGCCCGCCTCGGTGCAGTAAACCCGAAGGCCCTTGTTGAATTTCGGCACAGACTCGGTATCGGTGGTCATCAGCCACGGCTGGCAGAACCGGCGGGCGGCGCCGTATTGGGCGATGATGAGAATGAACGCGTCAACCAGCTGCTGCGGAATTAATAGCCCGCCGGACGGGTTGTTCTGCGAGCTGACGGCTTTCTCGAGCTTGTAGCCGCGATGCTCCAAGATTTTGGTGGCGGTTGAAGAGCCGAGAACACCGGCCATGATGTACAGGCCGAAATCCTGGGCCAGACGCGCATTGCCCCAGACGCCCTTGTAGAGCCCGCTGAGAAGATCCGGATTGCCGATCATCGACTGCTCGCGATAGGAGCGGAGCTCTTCGGAGAGGGTGTTGAGGTTTTTGCGGAGCTGATCGATGTCCGCGAAGCGGTCGGCCAGGAGCTTGTTGACTTCGCCGGAGACGGACTTGATGAATTGTTCATTAGTCAGAAGCCCCTTCTCCCTCTGAAGGAGGAGGTCTTCAAGCATTTTTCTTACATCTTGTTCATTCATGATTTACCCCTTTTTTAAAAGACTTTCAATTGCTTTTTTTAACGCCGCGAAATCCCCGGAGGAGCCGTCTGCTTTTCGGGGATCGGAGGAGGTGCCGGGGGACAATTCCTCCGCAGCCGAAAAGAGGTCGGCGGATTGTTTTTGGTTGTGGAAGTAAAGGAGGTCTTCGAGGGTCTGGAACTTTTCGTCCAGCCAGTCGCGGAGCGAGCGGACCTCCTGATCCAGATAATGCTTAACAAAGTCCTGGATGTCGGGACTTTTCCGGGCGGCCCATTCGAAGCCCTTCAATCTGGCCAGGGCCTCCGGATTGGCCCCGACGGCTACGCAGGAAATCTCCAGCAGTTCCAGCTTCGTGATGACATAGAGGGTCTTTTCGCCGGATTTGTCGAGCCGATATTCGAGGACGCGGAAGCCGATGCTCACAGCCCGCATCGTGCGGTTCTTGTAGGCGATCCAGTGCTCGGCGCCGAGCTGAAGCTCTGTGTCGAACTGAAGGGTCATTTCGACCTGCTCGTGATCGCCGACATTCACCAGCCGGGCGGTGCTCACATCCCAGGAACCGACCGCCGGCGGCATGCCGTTTTCGAGTCGGTGCAGATGACAGGCCAGACAGATCGGGTTGTCGGCAAACTCGCCCTTGCGGCGGATGGCCTCATAGACCGCGCGGGACTCGACGACTTCATCGTGGCGATCGATGACTTCCGACGAGACGACGAATGTGATGCGCTTGTTGTCCAGGTCGATGGCCTTCTCATCCTCGCGAATGAAGGCGTGGAGATGCTTGAGTTTTTGCTGATTCAAATCAAACGGCATGGGACTCTCCTATGGATTGGCTGCGTCCGTAAAGGGCCATCAGGACGCAGCGGCAGTTGATGATGTTGCCGGCCGAGCCGCTCGGATCGCCCGGATACATCAGCGGCTCGCCGTTGACATAGAACGGCTGATTGAGCGGGATGCCGTCGCGATAGGTCTCTTCGGCCTTGCGATGAGCGTCGCGGACGGCCTCATCGCGGGCGGTCAGCCACGATTTCTTTTCGATGCCGGCCTCCTGCATGCCGGCAAAGCGGCCGGTGCTGACGGCCCCGGCCACCTGCGCGCGGGCGATGCGCTGGGCCCTCGCCAGCGAGCCGTCTAAAACGGAGCGGAGGCGGTTGGTTAACTCGCCGAGCCCTTCACCGGCCTCCAGCCCCTCCCGGAGCGTGCGGCTGACGGCGGCCTGCGTGGTCTGATTGACGCCGGTGATGTTGCGGCTGCTGTGCAGCAGCGCGCCGCGCACCAGCTTCCGCTGGCAGGCGGACTCGGCGCGGCGGGCGGCCTCCTCGGCCGATAGGCCCGAGGATTTCAGGAGCCCTTCCGCACCGATACGGGCGGCCCGCTCAAAGAAGGTGCGGTTGATCAGCTGCAGCCGGCCGTTTTCCTTTTTCAGATCGAGCACGACGCGGGCGAGAATCTCCGTCGTCGGCGGCGATTGCGGGTCGTCCTTTTTGCCCGAGAGGGCCTCCTGCAGGCGGCTTGTGAGCTCGCGGCGCTGCCGCAGGAAGAAGCTGCGAAGGGCCGCCTGCATCTCTTTTTCCAGCGGCAGCCAGGACTGCACATAATCCTTCCAGAGCCGGTCAGCCTGCTCTTTGCGGACCAGTTCCTCGGCCGGGTCGGCGGAGCGGACGGTCTGCTTTTGCGGCTCCTCCTCCGGTGTATAGGCCGGGCCTGTGGCGGCGATGCCCTGCGGACCGGCCTCGAGGACCCACTGGGCCGGCGCCAGCGACATCCAGTTGATCCACCAGTATTTGGCATGCGGCATCGCCTCCAGATCAAACGGCAGGTCATAGGCCCGGATAATCTGTTCGAGCGGGATGCCGTCACGGCTGAGCTCAATGACTTTCTTGGTCCAGTCCATCCGCGTTTCGGCGACGACCGGGTGCTGATCCCAATCGAACCAAGCGAAGACCGGCCGGCCGGACTGGGCGGCCTTGATGCGGCAGAGCCGATAGGACTCTTTCTGCGACAGCTGCCGCAGATGACGCCAGGTGCCGGATTCGAGGACGGAGCGGGAGCGGATTTGACTGCGGTAGAAGCGGCTGATAAGGGCATCGGTGATGGTCCAGGCGAACAGCTGTGAGAGCGGCATGCAGCTGTTAAAAATAAAATCCCGCATGGCCGGCCCGCCGGCATATTGCGCCTCAGGCACAAGTCCGATCAGCTGCGGTGGGACGTTGAAGGCGGCGGCGATGCGGCAGGCCTGCTTTTGGTCGATTTCGGCGGCCTGCAGGTCGGCCATCTTGAGCGTGAGCGTCTTGGCCTCAACGCCGCCGGTCAGGAGAACCGTGCTCATCGCCTTGTCGGCGCCGGCGTAGCGGCTGTCGAAGGCCGACAGGATCTCCGTGATCTCCTCCGGCTCGAGTTTGACGCCGGCGGGCGTCTGAAGAATGACGCCGGGCTCGGCGCCGTTGCGAAGAGCCGTGCGGTTCCGGAGGATGAGGGCATAGCAGTACTGCAGGGCATTGTCGCAGGGACCCAGCGGTCCCAGGCCGTGCCAGCGATTGTACGGATTGAAGTTGCGGGTCTGATAGACCTGCGTCGGCGTGGCGCGGCGGATGCGGCCGAAATCATCGAGCCATTCCCATCCGACCAACGTGCCGCCCGGATTGACGATCTCCCGCATGCGGGGACCGGCGACAATCTCAAAAGGACTGTCTTCTTTGATGGGGTCCTCGAAGACAAAAAACACATCACAAAAGAGGATGTAATTGCCCAGCCAGTCGGCTGCCAGCCGGTCGAAGGACATGGCCGGATTGCGGAACAGATAATTGTAGATCGGGCCGTCCTCGACAATCTGATCGTCGAGCGTGCTTAAGACCAACGGGACATTGCGGGCGGTGAGCGTCGTTAAGAGTTTGTTAACGCAGGCAAAGACAATGTCCACTTGACGATAGGGCTCGCCGGCCAGGACGGGGTCGCGGAAGGAGGACCGCAGCAGCCGAGCGAAAGACGTGCTGCTCTTGGTGCGACTGAACAAACGCTCGATGGATTTAAAAATCTGCATCAGGCCCTCCGACTCACATAACACATGGGTTTGACGGCGCCGGCGTCTGAGGCCTCCAGCGCCAGTGCCAGTGCCCAGAACCGGTCGGAATGGCCGTCGGCGGTATGCTCGGCGTCGTAGCGGATGTTGCCGGCGGCGGTGACGATTTTGCGGACGGCGTGCAGGTCATTGCGGACGGCGTTGTCGACGGGGATGCGGATGCGGCGGTCCTCAAAGAGCTGGCGGACGCGGACGGCCATCGACTCCTTGACGGCCGGCGTAAACGTGACCGGCTCAATGCGGGAGGAGCCGAAGAGTTTCTGCAGCTGCTCGCAGATCGGGCCGCCCATGCCGGTATAGTCCACACAGACGCGGCGAGGCCGCAGGCGGCGAATCGTCTCGGCCAGCAGTTCCGTCTGCATCGGGAACGGCGTTTTTTCGAGGACCTGCACACGGCGGGTCCAATAGACATCGCCGACTTTTTCGAGCAGCCACAGGATGGTCAGGTCGCGTTTGCGGCCGATGTCGATACCGGCATAATACTCGCCGCCGGCGGAAATCTCTGCAGACTCCAGAGCCGCCTGTTCGCTCTCGCAAGCGGAGATCAGTTCGTAGGTCAGGAATGCGGTCGCCTCGTCGATGAATTTGCATTCGTATTCCTGGGCCCAGGCGTCCGGGTCATCCAGTCCGCTGCGGAGGGCCTCAATATCGACCTTCAGCCCTTCGCGGACGGCGGTGTAGATGTCCACAAAATGACGGCTGTAGGGCTGATTGCCCGTCCAGAGCGAATAAAACTTATTCTGCTTGCCCATCGGGGTGGAGAGAATCCGAATCTTGTAGCCGCGCGTGATGGAGCCGTAGAGCGCCGTCCAGATTTTGTGGCTGTCTTTGTGCAGGGCGAACTCATCGAGCACGACATGGGCGGAAAAGCCGCGCGCCGTGTCTGGGTTGGCCGGCAGACCGATGATGCGGCCGCCGTTTGGGAAATGGATGGTGAGCATTTTGTACTCATTCTCATCGCCACGGAACCGCTCTTCTTCGACGGCCGAAATACCGAGGGCATAGGCGCGGGCGTGCTGGGCGGCCTTCTCCATCAGCTCGCGGCTCTGCCGTTCGCCGCGCGACAGCAGCACCCAGGTTTCGCCGGTCTGATAAACCTGATCGACCGCCTCCAGCGAGGCCATAAAAGACTTGCCGGTCTGGCGGGCCTGCAGCGCAATCTTGTAGCGGCTGTCATCAAGCAGCCAGCGTTTCTGATACGGCAGCAGGTTGATCAGCGGTTCGGTCATTGCACGATCCCGTAAATCTGTTCGCGGATAATCTTGAGCGTCTCCGGGTCCACCTTCTTGCGGAGTTCTTTGGCGATGGTTTTTTCGGCGGAGGCGGCCTTTTCGGCCAGGCGGCTGCGGAGATACTGATCGGCCTTGAGGGCGACCTGCGTGCAGTCGCGGATGGCCGAGGAGACCAGGGAGATTTCCTTCGGGCTGAGCTCTTCGGCGCTGAGCAGATCGATGATCTGCGCGGTCATAATCTCGGCGGCGGCCTTCTGCGTTTCGGAGGCGTTTTCCTCCGACAGACCGCTCATGACCTGTCGGGCGATCTGGGCGGCGGACCGCATTCGCTCGTAGGCCAGCAGCCCCTTGGCCCAGCGGCCGACGGCGGAGCGGCTGATGCGATGGCCGCAGCGGCGGCAGTATTCGGCCAGATCGTCATAGGTCGGCTTGCCGTCGCGCGGGCCGGTCCAGTCCGCCGGCCACTGGCCGTCGGTGAGCATGGCCGTCAGCCGGCTCCGCAGGTCGGCCGGCAGCGTGTCAATCGAGCTGTGCGTGCGGCGCGTCATGGTTCGATGGCGGAATCCTTTTGCAGGTTCTGTGCGATTTCCAGGCCGGCGGCCGTGAGTTTAACGACCGTCAGCGAGTCGAGCTGCACATCGGCCAGCGAGGCCGGCCCGTCCAGATTCAAAATGCGGATGTAGCCCTTCTCCTGCAGATAGGCCAGGTCCTTGCGCAGCAGGTCAATTCCGTAGCTGTCATCCACGGAGCAGAGGACCTGGAAGAGTCCCTTGACGGTGATGGGGCTCGGATAGACCCGATCGAGCGAGCGGAGCAGCAGGCGGCGGGTCTGGCGGATGAGTTCAGATTTTATCATGTTTCATCTCCCGGACGATTTCCTTGGCGATGCTGCCGCAGATCTGCGGCATCTGTTCAATGACGCGGATGGTGCCGTTGAGCATGGCGACGCCTTCGGTGAGTTTTTTCATCGATTCCTCCAGCGAGTTGGTCGAGCGGATGTACTCGACCTTGCCGACGTAGTCCTGATTGCACAGGTTCTTGCGCTCCAGGAGCTTCTCGATGCGCAGGTCCTGCTGATCGACGCGGGCGGAGATGGCCTTGATGTCAGATTTGATGGACGTGAGGATCATCAGGATTAACCCGCTGATGATGCCGGCGGCGGCGCTGATGACGGTGGCCAGGACGGACCAGTTCATGGGGTCTCCTTCTAAATCTTGAGGGGTTCCGGTTCAGAGATGCGGGCGGCCTGGGCCAGGAGGGTTTCGACCCGCTGGCCCGGCCACCATTGATACGGCGGCAGTTTGTTGGGGCAGACCCAGCTGCCGGTGTTATCCAGACGCCGCAAAAGGCCCATCCGCTGGAGGACCTTTGCGGCGGCCTCGGTGCAGTGCAGTTCGGCGGTCCGCAGGCGGTTCTGGGTGTCAAAGAGCCGGCGGAACCACCGCCATTCAATCCCGCACAGGAGCAGCTCGAGGACGCCGGGGATGCCGTGTTCGTACGGCTTGCCGACGAGGGCGGACATCTCCTGCACGCAGTCGGCTTCGAAGGTCTCACTGCGGGTGAAGTTGAGCCGACGGACCCAGACGCTGCCGGGGTAATGGTCCAGCCAGCGGTCAAAGAGATTGACCTGCGTGCCCTTTTTGCCGGACCAGGTATTGAGTGTGGTGGACTCAAAGACGGCGGCACCCTGCGCGGCCACGAGGGCCACGTGTGTGATTTCCGCCGCCGCGCCTTTGATGCCCAGCAGCCGATTGTAGGTCTTGATGCGTCGGCTGAGCCGGCTGCTGCCGGAGCATAGGAGAATATCACAGGTTTGCAGGTTCAGCGGGGTCTTCATGATTTATTTTTTTTGCGGCTCAAAAAGTACGAGGCCAGCAGGACGGAGGCGGCTGTCGTAAATCCGCTGACCGCCTGCGGGTTGGTCCAATCAATAGCGGCGGAAGCCTCCGCAGCCGTTTTGGCTGTCTCTAAGAGGACGACCTTCTGCTGGGTTGCCTGCAGCTCTTTCTGCAGGGCCTCGGCCTTGAGTTTGGCGGCCTGCTGCTCGGCAAGCGTGACGGCCTGCTCCTGCTCTTTGACGGCCTGCTCGTAGCGGGCGGCCAGGTCCTGCTGATGCTGCTGATAGGCCGCCAGGACCCCGGTGAGGGCCCCACCGGCCGCAGCGCCGGCGGCAAACTCACCGCCTCCGCCGGAACAGCCGACCAGAAAAACGGCGGCCAGAAGGATGGGGGGGATTTTGCGAATGACAGCTTCCGTGCCCATAAGCGAATCCTTTCTGGGCTGAAGCCGGTGTTTAAAATAAACGCCGGCCGCAGCCGCCTTGCTGCGGAGCGTTCCGGCTGAAGATGCTTACGTCTTACGAGGTAGATGAAGATTTGTCAAGAGGATTTTTGGGAATTTTGAGAATTTTTTAAAAGCGACTCGATGCGGGCCAGGAGGACCATTAAACGGCCGAGGGCACAAAAGCCCGCCCCGGCCAAAAATAACCAGGTAAAACGGTTCAGAAACCCTGATTCGAGGAGCCAACCGAGAAGACTGATGCCCATCCAAAAAATCCCAAACAACAGGCACAAATGCCCGGTCTTGCTGGAGCTGGATTCTGGAGCGGTCATGGGGCGGCCTTTCGTTTGGTGCGGGCGTGGGATTCGGGGGCGACGGTGCGGCGGAAGGCCTCCAGGGCCTTCTGCTCTTCGGGCGATAGCAGTGCAATCGTCACCTGCGGAGCCGAGCCGGAGGGGTTCTGGTCGAGGAAGGATTCGAGGAAGGCGGCCAGTTTTTTCTCATCTTCGCTGAAGGCGTTCGGATTGCGGATTTTCTTCATCCAGGCCAGACGATCCTGCAGCCGGAGAATCAGGGATTTTAGCTCTTCCTTCATGAGGTCCTCGGCCAGGAGAATCGCCTCGCCGCGACGCGTCATATCCGCCTGGTCGAAAAGAATAATCCCTGCATTGAGAATTTGTCGATAGGAGAAGCCCTCCCGCCGCAGAGATTCGGCGATGCGGCGGGACGTCTCCGTAAAGTTCATGGTATAGGTTATCTGGGCCATACTGGTTCCTTAGTATAATATTTTTCGCCAGATTTTGCAAAAATTTTTTTTGCTGACAAGTCTTTTTTTTACAAAAACTTAAACAGAGAATAACGTAAGGATGTTTAAAAAAAATTATTTTTACCCTTGCATTCCGCCGATGAAGGTGTTAGAGAATAACATATGCAGATGGGAAAAAAAGAAAAACGGGTTTTGGTTCTAAGAGAAACCGCTGCTGGGCTTCGGAAGGTATGGCGGCGGATTCCCCTCCACCGGCAGGCCCTTCTGGCGGCGGCTCTTGACCTGCTGAAAGACAGCCTGGATTGCGGACAGATCGATTTCCTCGAACAATTTTTCGGTCAAGACAAGCCGGGCAAACGGAAAGTCTGGACATCCATCTCGATCAGTCAAGAAGTGGAAGAGGCGATTCGACGGATCCAGCGGCGGGCCCCGCTGCATCGCCAGGCCGTCTTGGCGGCGGCCGTCTATTTGCTGGGGGATCGCGTCGAAAAGGGACAAATTGATTTCGTGAAAAAATTTTTACTAAGCCGGAGCGAACCGGCTGAAGATGAGGGATCGGGCGGAAGCGTAAATCCGCCGGATCCCTCTTATTTGTGAGCCGGGCAGCCGAAATGAGCACGCAAACGAAAAACAGGGTTGTTCGTTCTTTTTTTGGTTTGCCGAAGCAGCCGGCGAATCGACCGGTGATTTCGGCGTCTGCACGGCCTTCCTCACCATCCGGGAAGGGCCCTGTGGATATCTCCTCCTCAACCGGGCGGATGGGCCTCGGGGCCCATCCGCTTATTTTTGCAAGGGGTTAGCCTATGGCCTGCCGACAAGTGCCCGCTGAAATCCGTCGCAAGATGGGGATCCAATACTGGGCCTTTGAGTGCCCGTACTGCCGGCGGGCGGTGCGGCAGCGAATCGGAGATTATACCATCAACCCGGCGGCGGCGCGGTTTATCAAGGCCCGCTGCTGCGGGGCGAATCTGGAATTGAAAATCTCCGCCGACGGATCGTCCGGGGGCCGCCGAACGGCGGCTCGGCTGCAGACCGGCTCGGCCGATGCGATGCAGCCCGAACGGCGGCGGAGGGGAAAGGAGTGAGTATGAACACACAGATGCAGGCGTTTGTGGAGAACGGATTGTGTCCGACGTGTCTGAGGCCGATGCCGTATCCCATCGTGCATCCGACCTACGAGCATGAGGGACGCACATATCGGCTGGTGCAGGGCTGGTGCTTTGACTGCGCCAAAGGGGCGATTCTTTGTCAGACGCCGGGGCTGACGGGCAAATGGATCATCCACAAGTACATGTTCTATGACATGCTGGGGAATCTGCCGCTTCCGACCAATCCGAAAAGCTGGCAGGAGTTAACGCCCCTGCCGCCGCTGGAGGCCGTGCAGAAGCCCCGCGAGGAGCCGATCCTGAAAATCGGTCAGGGCGATTACTGCCGGGAAATCCGTGAAGAGGAGCTGGACGCGGCCCTGCGTGGGACGCTGGGGGCCCTGGTGGATTTGGCGGAAAAAACACAAGTCGTTTTAAATGCGGTCAAAAGCATCGTTACACTGCGGCTGAAAAAAACCAACCATGGACTGGACGATTGAACAGGCAGCTGAGCGGCTCAAGCGAAGTCCGGGGCAGGTCCGGCGGATGTGCGAAACCGGCCGGCTTCCGGGGGCCTATAAATCCGGACGCAGTTGGCGGATTCCGTCGACGGCGCATCCGGACCTGCAGGCGGCCTCCGCCGCAGAAAACCCGAAAACGGATCTGGAGGAGCTGCCGGAGGTGCAGCGGCAGACGGTTTTGCGGCGAATAGCGATCCTGCGGGAGATGGATTTGTTTGTTGCGCATGCCGAATCGCTGCGGATCAGCCGGACGGCGGCGGTCGAGCAGTTTGCCGCCAAGATGCAGATCCCGCTGCGGACGCTGTATCGCTGGAAGAGACAGCTGCGGATGCTGGGGCCGGCCGGGCTGGCGGATGGACGAAGCCGGCGAGCGGCGGAGGCGGAGATCAGTCCGGAGGCATGGGAGGAGTTCTGCCGGATGTATCTGGTCGAGCAGAAGCCGTCGGCGGCGATGTGTTGGCGAAATCTATGCTACATAAACCAAAGCCAGCAGCGCGGATGGAGGATTCCTTCTCTGCGCCGAATGCAGCAGCTTGTCGAAGAGCGGATCCCGCTGCCGGTGCAGGTGCTGCATCGGGAGGGACGCGCAGCTTATGAAGCAAAATTTGCACCGTACCTCAAGACGGACCCGGAGAGCATTGCCCCCGGGGCGGTCTGGGTTGGCGACCATCATCAATGCGATGTGTGGGTGCGATCGAACGGGCGCTGGGTACGGCCGTGGATTACGGCCTGGCAGGATATGCGGAGCCGCACCATCGTCGGCTGGGTGATCAGCGAGCAGCCCAACAGCACGACGATTTTGCAGGCATTTCGGGCCGGATGCCGCCAGTGGGGACTGCCGGAGTCGGTCAAAATCGACAACGGCAAGGACTATGACTGCGAGATGTTTACGGGCGTCACCAAACAGCGACGCCGGCTTCAGGGGCTGCGGCTGGATGAGGAGGTGACGGCCGGATTGTACGCCCTGCTGGGCGTGGGGGTATCGTTTGCGATCCCCTACCATCCGCAGAGCAAGTGCATCGAGCGGTGGTTTGATACGCTCGAGCAGCAGTTCTGCCGCACGTTTGCGACCTGGTGCGGACGCACCACGCAGACGCGGCCGGAGGAGCTGTTTCAAAAAATGAAATCGGAGACCTTCGCGGCGGCGGCGCCGACGCTGGAGGATTTTTGCTCGCAGGCCGAGACTTACATCCAGATCTACAACCGCACGGCGCATCAGGGGCGAGGGATGGACGGAAAGAGTCCGCTGGAGGTGATGCAGCAGCGCTCGGTGCGGCGCGTGACGGCCGAAGGCGTGCTGGACCTGATGTGCCGCTGCTGGAGCGGACTATTGACAGTCGGCAAAAACGGCATCCGCATCCGGGGGCTGGATTACGGGGCGGCCGAGCCGGCCCTGCTGGCCTGGCAGGGCAAAAAGGTCCGCGCAGCCTGGGACCCGGAGGACCTCTCGAAGGTCTGGGTCTACGAGCCGAATACCTACAAGCTTATCTGCATGGCCGAACAGTGGAAGATGGTGGCCTACGGAGCGGCGGCGGATGATGCGGCCCTGCGACAGGCCCGCTCGATGCAGGCGCGGGCCCGGAAACTGATCAAGCAGGCCGTACCGGCTGCCCGAACGGCGGCGTCGGACCTGGTGTCGCTGACGCTGGCGGCGATGCAGGCGCGGACGCGGCCGCTGCCGGAGCCGGGAAATCCGGCGATTCGGCCGGCGGCAACTGTGATGGACGGTCAGGTCCGTGAACATCAGCGGATGGCGCAGATCAAACAGGTGCGGCGGGCGGCCGGCGGCGAAGCGATCCGATATGTGGCGGACCTGCAGATTGACTGGGAGGCAATGCGGACCGAGCCGAAGCCGCTGCCGAAGCTGGAGATGGAGGCCGAACAAGGCCCGGAAAAAATGCATTTAAATTGGGATTAAACGATGAATAAAAAGCTGCTCGAAACGCTCGAGCAGGAGGCCCGAAAAGTTCTGGTAGGGATGCCGAATATGGACAGCAAGGATGAGGTCAGGCACATCTGCAACAAAGTGATCGCCTTCTGCGATCAGTATGGGATTACGCGCGGCGAGCTGGCGGCCTCCATCGGCGTTTCGCTGGCGGCCCTGTCGCAGTTTCTGCTTGGCAAGTACGAGGGGGACACCAAAAAAATCGCCGCCCGGCTGGTGGACTACATGAACCGGACGGCCAAGCGGGCCGAGCGGAAAAAGGAATCGCCTTTTGTGGAGACGACGGTGGCCAAGGCCATCTTTGCGGTCATCAAGCAGGCGGAATCCTTTACGCAGCCGGGGGAGGGCCGCATTGCCGTGATCATCGGGGATGCCGGACATGGCAAATCGATCTGTCTGCGGCAGTATGCGGCGGTGCATCCGGCGGCCATCTATGTCAAACTCGATGACACGATGACCAGCGTGGCGATGTTTGCGGCGATTGCGGCGGCGATGGATCTCGATTCGTACGGCGGGATGAAGACGCTCACCAGCCGCATCCGCGAGCACCTGCTCAAGCGAGAACGCACGCTGCTGCTGGATGAGTGCAGCGGACTGACCGTTACAAAGCTGAATCAGCTGCGGCAGATTATCGGCGAGAACGGCAGCACGTTGATTTTGGCCGGCAACAATCAGCTGCTCAAGACCATCCAGTCGGATGCGGCCCGCAAAGGCAATGAGACGCTCGACCAGTTTCGCTCGCGGATGCTGGCGGTGCTGGATTTGGATATTGCGGCCTCGTTCGGACGGACGGGCGGCGGGGCCGAACTTTATACGGAGCAGGATGTCAAGCGGCTCTACAGCTACGGCATCAAGCTGGACCGCAGCGGCATCGCAATGATTCAGAAAATCTGCCGCACGCCGCAGACGGGCCGGCTGCGGACCTGCGCGATTGTCATCAGCGCCATCAACAACAGCCGGCAGGCCAAAGAGGGACAGATTGAGGCCATCAGCGCCGAGGTGATTGAGGCGGCGATTCGCTCGCTGGGACTGCCGATCCAGGACCGCCTGCCGCTCTTGGTGCCGCAGCCGATGGAAGAAGAAGGTACAGAGACCGCCGTCAAGGCCGGATAAGAAAAATCTAAAAAAGAATCCGTGAAAATCCGTGGTGAAGGAAATGCTGAATCGTGAGCAGATCAAACTGGTGCATGTGGCGAGGAAGGCCGCCGGGCTGGATGAGGGCCGCTATCGGCTGCTGCTGCGGCAGTATCGCGACGCCAGCGGACGGCCGCTGGCGTCCTGCCGGCAGATGACCAACCGCCAGATGGATGATTTGCTGGCGGTCTGCGAGGCGATTGGCTGGCGGCATCCGGGGCTGCCGGAGGATTATTATCGGCGGCGGACGGCGGAGCTGTATCCGGCGGACGACAGCCCGTCGTTTGCCCTGCGGGAGGCAATGCGGCATCTGGCCGAAGACCTGGGCTGGGGACCGGAGGGACTGAAGAAAATGATCCGAAGGATGACGCGGCATCGGACGGACGCTGTCAGTCAGATGACGGCCCGGGAGGCCTGGGCGACGGTGGAGGCGATGAAATCGATGCTCCAGCGGCGGGACAAAAAAATCTATCGCACGCTGCATGAAGCGGCGCATGCCTATTCAGTCACGGAGGGCGATTATGAACAAACGAATTAAAGCCGATTCTCTGATTGCAATACAGTCCTGGGAGGAGGCCGACAAACTGCTGGCGATTCTCGGGACGGAACTGGCCTTTATCGAACAGCAGGAGGCGGAGGCGGACCGCATTATCCAGGGGGCCAAGGAAGAACTGCTGTATCGGGTGCGGCCGGCACAGGAACGCATCGAAAAAATTGTGCGGTCGCTGGAGGCCTTCTGCACGGCCCGCAAAGAAGATTTCGGGAAAAACAAGAGCCGCCAGCTGAACTTCGGCACACTCGGCTGGCGGAAAAGCACGTCCCTTGCGCTCAGCAAAAATACTCTCGAAAAAATCAAGGAAGTCTTCGGGCCGCAGGCGCAGGCGTACCTGCGGATCAAGGAAACGCCGGACAAGGATGCGCTGGCGAAACTGTCGGATGAACAGCTGCGGGCGATTGCGGCTCGGCGGGTTGTCAGGGATGACTTCTTCGCCGAGCCAGACCGCAGCCAAGCGGCGGAGTATTGACGATGCGGGCGACGGCACAGACGGAAGAATGCACCAAGGTGATGATTCTGCTGAGCCGCGCGGCCGGGCCGATGACGGCCATCCAGATCGCCGAGCGGCTTGGGCTGGGCGGAAGCCACGAGACCAAACGCCGGCAGGTGCGGGCGATTATTAAGCAGCTGCGCGAAGAAGGCGAATGGATTGTGAGCACCAACTGGGACGGCTACTGGCTGACGGAGGATGCGGCGGTGTGGCGGAAATTTCTGGAGCAGGAAAAAATCGAAGCCAAGCAGCTGATCGGCGAGGTGCAGCGGAGGCAGAAGATGATTACGGACCGATTCGGGCAGGGATATTTGTTCTCGCCCGGCGGAAAGAGCACGGGGATTGGATAAAAAAAGAAGAGGCACGGATGCCGGACAAAGACATCAATATCCATGTGCGGGCCAAGGGGGCGGAAGAGACTCGCCGTCTGATTGAAGAAGTGGCGGCGGCCCAGGAGAAGGTCGGCAATGCCGCTGTGGATGCCGGGAGGAAGGCCGCCTCAGCGGCGGATGATTTCGAGCAGATGCAGCAGACCAGCCGAAGGACGGACGAGACGGCCGGCAGCCTCATCGGCAAGATCGGCCAGTGGGCCTCGAGTCTGGCCCTGCTGACCGTGGCAATCCGAGAAGCATCCACAGCCCTGCGCGAGCAGGTGGATTTAATGCGGGAGTCGGTGCAGCTTCAGGAGCGGCAGCACAACGCCTTTTTGCAGTTGCAGCTGGCGGACCGATTTTTGCAGGCCAACCCCGAGGCCCGCAAGACCGTCGCACAGCTGTCGGTGGAGGCGCGGCGGCCGTTTGAGGAGGTGGCCAGCGCCTGGTATCTGCTGCAGCAGCGGGGAGCGGACTTGACGACCGAGCAGCAGATGAAGATTTTCCGCGAGGCGATCGAGAGCGGCTACAAGGAGCCGCAGCGGCCGCTCGAATCCATTGTGCAGTCCTATCTGACGATGATGCGGCAGACGGGGATTCAGGACCCGCGCCGCATCCAGAACCTTCTGACGGACCTGCTGGCGCCGCAGGAGCTGCACCGCGTGCTGCCGATAGGATTGGGGGCTGGGCTCACGACCGAGCAGACGCTCGGGATGCTCAATTTTCTGACGCAGCAGATGGGCGACCCGACACTGGCGGCCAGCGGACTGGTGGCGGTACTGCGGGGCTTGACCAGCAAGGAGGCCCGCGCACAGCTGGAGGAGCGGGGCATTGCGACAAGCGGAGGAATCTTAAATATTCTCCAGCAGATGTCTCAGCAGCCAATCTCAATGGAGACGATGGAGGGGCTGGTCGGCGGGACGATGGGGACCACCGCCCTGCTGAATCTGCTGAAAAAACCCAAGCCGCTGGCGGAGGCCATCCAAAAAATGGAGGCCGCCGGGGCCACTCAAAAGGACATTCTTAGCGAGCGGGTTGCGGCGGCCTTTTCGGCGGATGCGATCACCAAGCTGATGGATGAGTACCTGGCGACGAAGCGGCGAATTGAGGCCGTCAAGGCGCAGGATGTGACGGCGGCGCAATATGCCGTAGAAATCGAATCGATGGCGGCGGAGGATTATGAATCCAAAATTCCTGCTTATCTGATTCAGTTGCAGCGGAGAATCGGAGAAAAAGTCGCGGCGATGGGGGTTTCGCCGAAGACGTTTTTTGAGCGGCTGCAGGAAGGATTGATGAAGGCGGGGACGGTGCCGGGTTATTCCGTTGCACCGGTGGAGATCCATGAGCATCGGGATGTGCATTATCATCTGCCGGACCCGGGCAACAGCCCGCGCGTCGGGGAGTTTAACAAAGACGGACGCTATCAGCTGGAGACGAAGTGATGGCTTATGACCTCCAGACACTGCTGGGCAGCGAACTGACCGTCGGCCTCAATAACCGGCGGATGCAGCGGCAGTATCTCGGATTTGCCGGGGCACACGGGCTGGCGACGATCGCTCTGGGGACACGCGGATTTGAGCTTCCGATCAGCGGAGTCATCCGGGCAACGGGGACCACCTATGAGCAGGCACGAAACAACGCCGTTATGATTGCCCAGAATCTGGAGGCCCTGCAGGCGGCGGAGGCGGCGGATTACTCCTACAAGGGCACGACCTACCTGAACTGCATCTTTGAAAACTTTCGGCTGGTGCCATCGGCAAACGGGCGGATTTTTGTGCCGGTTCCGGGCGGATGTCTGGCGCGATTTGAGATCACTTTGCGGGGGCTGGTATGACGGAACTGAGCCGAAATGCCAATCGGGTGCTGGTGCAGTTTGCCAATGTGGTCAGCGGGCAGATCCGCTCCGGCTGGGTGACGCTGCCGGACGGACGCCCTGAGAAGATCACGCTCAATCACGGCAATCGTCCTAATGAGGCCGTCATCCGATTTGCCGCACTTCGGTGGGACCAGTCTTACGAGAATCTGTCGGCCGGCGATCTGATTCGGCTGATTACGGATGACGGATTGGGCGAAGAGTCGGTGCTGTTTGAGGGCGTCTTCGTCAGCCGCGTCAACGGATTTACCGGCGGTACAGAGCGGGAGTCGGCGGCCGAACACAATGTGATTGTCTGCAGGGACTACCGCTGGCTGTACAATACCTGCAATCCGATTTATGGAGTGTGGGCACGCGGACCGGACTGCTACGACAACTGGGGGCAGCCCAATCAGCAGGCGATTGCTTATCGGGCGCAGTGGTTCAGCGGCCGGGCGTGCATCTTTAACGAGGACGGTCGGCCGAATCGAGACCCGGACGGTTTCCTGATTCAAAACGACCAGCGGTGGCCCGGGGCGGCCTGCACGATTCCGATTTTCGGGGGAGGGCCGAATGCGGAATGGTGGACGGTGCGGCAGATGATTGTGTATCTGCTGGCGCCGATGCACAACCGCATCTGGACGATTTGTCCGATTGTCAATCCGGCGGCGCTGCCGGGGCTGGAGCATGCGGATTTTGATCTGGTTATCAACTCCGTGGATGCAGACCGCAAGCGGCCGATTGACGCCGTCGCACAAATCTGCGGGCGGATCGGATGGACGCTGCGGGAGGAGTATACGGCTGCCGGTCCGCAATGGGTCTTCTACAAGCCGGGTTATGCGGCCGGCAGCGAACGGACGGCGCAGAATCGGACGATCCTGCACACGCTCTATGCGCCGGTGCCCGGGGAATCGATTGCGGCGGCGGCGGCACGCGGGGAAAAAATGCTGTGGGCGGCGGAGTTTGATGAGAGTCTGGATGCGACAATCAATACCCCCATCGGGCTGGGGGCACCGAAGGTCTATGAGATTACCGTGCCGCTGGTGCCGGGCTGGAAAGACAGCCGGCTGGAGCCGGACACGAGCAATGAAATGAAAAATCTTTATCTAACTGAATCTCAGCTGCAGCGGGAGCCGAATCCGGATCAGTATTCGTTCTTCTCCTATTATCATCCGCTCGGAAGCAGCTTCCGTCCGGAGGTCGGGCGGAAATGGGTCCTCAATGAGACCGGAGCCTACGCAGGCAGCGGCTACAATCGCGGCGCCCCGTTTGACTGGGCGAGTGTGCTGCCGGCGGAGGAGATTACGGACCCGCAGACAGGATGGCGGATGTATGGGCCGTTTGCCAGGCGGCTGCTGCCCTGTCTGACCCATCAGGATGGGACACTGGAGACGGTCGGCGTCGTTGTAGAACTGTCGCTGGACGGCGGACAAAGCTGGCAGCGGTTTGACGGGCCGGTGCGGCTGATGCGGACGGAATGCGGCATTGCGATTGAGCAGCCGAATCTGTCGGAGATCCTCGACAAGCAGCAGCGGAAAATCTCCGGCGGCCCCTTGGACAACCTGGAGCTGAATTACTGGACGAGTCTGTGCGACGACATATTGCAGCAGCGAGCCTGGCCGCAGTGGCGCACGCGGGTGCGGATTACGGCCAGCGTGCAGATGGATGAGCGGCTGCTGTATGCCGGCCAGCCGGGGGCAGCCTCCGCCAGTCCCTATCCGCAGGCGGCGGCGGTGCTGCTGGATGAGTACACCTATTCGCTGCGGACGGATTCGAGCATCTTCGCCGAAAGCGGTTTGGCCGCCTGGAATACCGATGAGGGGGTCAAGCTGGCCCAGCAGATTGACAAGCTTCGCGCGGCCAACGAGGATATGGCGATCAGCGGCCGATTTACGCTGGCAAGGATGTGGTGCGGGGACGGAGCGGGGGTGCCGACGTTTCAGCCGGGCGACGGGCTGGAGAAACTGAGCGGACGCGAGTACGACTTGTTTGCTTCCTGGACGGAGGGGGCGGGTGTATATCCGGAGATTGTCCAAATCATCTATGATATCCAAAACCAAAAGGAACATCTGATCACGCGGAATCTTCGGTTTGCGGAGATTCGATAAAACGGCTTTGAAGGGAAAATATTATGGCTTTAAATGGGCTGCTGAAAGTGACGGCTTCGGCCTCCGACAGCAAATCTCTGCCCCTGCTGAAGGCCCAGTCTACTCTGAACTGGACATACCTGCAGATGCTCACGGAGTCGGATCAGATGACGGTGGTTGCCGGCACGCTCGATCCGGAGGGCAGCACAGTCCTGAATCTGACGGACGGGTCGCTGCTGGATCAGTTCGGCGATTCGGCCGTCTATACAACCCTGACGGCGATAGCCGTGCGAAACAGCGGCTCGGACGGCCAGGCAGAACTTCTGCTGCAGGGGAGCTTCAGCGGGCTTGGTTCGCCGGCCGGCGGGGTTCCGATTCCAATCGGCGGAGCGGCTCTGTTTTTCTACGGGGGAGGGGTTCCGGTTGCGGCCAACGAGAATATTGTGATTGAAAATCCGGACACACAAAAGAATGCTGCTTACGAAGTGCTTCTATTCGGAGAAAAATAATCGAAAGGAATCCATATGGACTACAAGCGTGTGCGGCCGATTTTCTGCGGACGAAACGGAGAGGATTTGAGCGGATACAGTTCTCTGTACCTGCAGATCTTCAGCTATGACGGAACCAAGGTTTTTGACTTGACGGCCAACGGCGGCGAAGGCGGCGAGGTGCCGGTGGAGTCGGCAGCGTATGCCAATACGGTGATTCCGGTGCCGTATAACAGCGATTTAAATGTTGCCTTTCTGCAGGTGCCGACGACGCTGCGGGACGGGGTCTATACCTGGCGTCTGAAAGGCGCGGCAAATGCGACACCGAGTCCGTCGGATGATCTGCTGGGCGGCGGGAATCTGCCGTGGGGAAAGACGGGCGGGGAAGGCGGTTTGACGCAGGGCATCGGTCCGCTGCCGATGCCGCTGGAGTAAGCAATGGTATCGCAGATCCAAATGCTGCAGGAACTGCTGCGGCCGATGGAATGGGCCCAGACGGCCCGGGCCGTGCGGCGGGAGATTGTCGAATCGGCGACGAGCAGCTTTCAGTGGGCGCGGATTAAGGCCGTGCCGGTCTATGACAGCTCGTCGGACGGATACACCGTTCGCAAACTGATCCTCGTCGGGCAGGACTGGCAGGAGGATACGGAGGATTTAACGGTCAAGCGGGCGCTCGGCTATGAAGGATACAGTGATGATGAAGCCAAGGACATTCGCAACTGGGTGCCGTGGTGGCCGGTTAATTCGATTGTGCGGATTATTGAACGTTGGGATGATGTCGATAATCAGATGCGGTGGTTTATCGCCGAACCGATGATTTACACCGGTAAACCGGAGACGGCGACGCTGCGGCATCATCCGACGGATGGAATTGTACAATGCGTTTGGCAATAACAGGAGAATAAACATTATGAATCGCTATACTGTCAACCAGGAAGTTGTAAAAGAATACACACGCAACAGTACCGCCTTTCTTGATGGATTAGAGTATTCCCAAAATATGCCACGAAGAAGAACAGCAGCTATTCTATCCGTTGTATCCTTCTCTACTCTTGAAGGAAAGGGAGAGGGTGGAGAGGATATTCTCGCCCAAGCAATTGCCGGCAATGTGATTTATGGAATCGGAAAGACCTCAAACAAACTCTATAAATCAACTGATGGAATTACTTGGTCAAGAAGTGGTCTTTATGATACTGGTATTGGTGGGGTACTATTTGCAACATCTACGGGAACACTTTTGTGGTTCAGTACTGGAAGAAACCTCTACCGTTCTACAGATGGCGGTCAAACTTTTTCTCAAGTATCTGGCTGGTCTCAATCCTCCTTATCATCAATTGCACAGTGGGGATTTGCAGAAGCAAACGGAATACTAATGGTTTGTGAGTATGGGCCTTCCTCGGCACTTGGCGGAAGGTATTTATTCAAGTCAACTGACGATGGAGCAACGTGGTCTATTGCTTATGATTTGAATTCCCGTACAGCAAAGCCCTATCACTTCCATACGGTAGCTTATCATCGAGCGACTGGCAAGTGGATTGCTGCTTTTGGAGATACTATTAGTCTTCGGAACATAATTATATCAAGTGATAATGGACAGACTTGGACTGATTTGTATGAGCAGGGAACTTTGCAGACTCAAGCGCTGCGATTCGTTGATGATGGGGATGCTGATTCAATTCTATTCGGCGACGATGGAGCATATACAATCGGACGCTTATATTTGGATTCAGGTTATATCGAGCGTATCTTCAATAATACAGAAAAAGGAACCAATGCTACATATGCATTTGCTTTTTCGAAAATCAACGGCATTTACTATGCCGGGAGTACAGATACTTCCGGGAGCGGCACAGAAAAATCAGTGATATGGGTGTCTTCGGACTTGAAAAATTGGAGTGTATATTACCGTTCAAACGGCAATCATATCGGCTATCATCATATCGTTGGCATCTTTGCTGACAATATATACTTTCAAAGCTATCAGACAATGTTCCCTGCTCATACAAAAACTGATTATACTACTCTCTGTCTTAATGAGGCATCAGTAAGAAATACTTTAGGTCTTCTGCTCGAACCCGCAACGGTTAATCTTCGGAATACGGTTGATTTATCCAGTTTCGAAACAAGCGCTTCCCTTAATGCTGCCTCAACGAATATCACAATCAGCAGAACAACAGAAGAAGCATTGCACGGGAGCTCGTCAATTAAAATTAGTGGCATCGATAACGACTCGCAGACAAAAGCTGTCTATGTTCCTTCTTTAGTTCTTGGAAGCGCTGCGGAGGAGAAAAATTATCTATTCACCTTTTATGCAAAGAGCACCGATAATTTGTTTATTTTTGCATCTCTTCGAAACAGCGCCGGCGGAACATTAACTCCACATCTTCCGGCGCACACTTCGTTGGACAAAGACTGGCAGAAACTCACTGTAGGGCCGATTACTATCCCACAAGGCACACCTTCTACCTATCGATTTTATATAAGCTTCACTCAAGGCAACAAAGCGGCTACCCTTTACATAGATAACTTTCAGGTGCAGGAACTGCCTCTTACGGAATGGCAGGTTGGCGGGACACCGAAAGCGGCTGATACTTTGACTGAATCTATTACGCTTCCGCCAGTATGGACAGATATTTTCTTTTTGCAGACAACAGGTCATAGTTATCAGTACGGCAAAGACCTTTTACTGAAGAAGTGGTCATATGATTCAAGTAATTACATCGAACTGTTGTGGAACAATGCAAATCAGACCTTTAATTTGAGAAGAACTCTTGGCGGCGTTCAGCAGACATCTGTTTCGACTACAGTGCAATTCTGGTATCCAAATGCTGTTATTAAGTTTATTCTTCAGGTTCTGCCTGATTCTATTAGTGTCCGTTTTCAAAACGGTCGCGAAGTCGAAACAATAAGTGATGCTGGAATGGATGTTTATGAGGAGAAAAGTATAACAATAACCTATGGCGATTTTCCGGAGCTAATCCTTGATGGATTCAATCATACTGTTCCACTTTTTGTTTCCGAAGAAGATATTGAACTCCTCTTGGACGGAAAAATGCCATCATATTTACGTACTTATACTGCATCGAATAGTCTTCTTGGCAGCGGGCGCCTGCTTGGATGATTTATGGCGAAAGATTTCCCATGGCAATTCTGCGACTGGCCGCTGACCGATAAACAGGTCATCACGCATCTGGCGGCGGAAGACCTTCGGCGGTGGATGTGGCTTCTTTTGTACGGCAAGGCGGCAACAGCGCAAAAGGCCGAAGACGGCGGCATCGACGAAAGCAATCCGAATCGATTTGCCCAGAAGTGGGAGGATTGGATGCTGCCGTATGCAGAGGCACTGCAAACGAGTTTTACGCAAGCGATGACATCGCGGCCGCACGCGCAGTCCGTTCCCGGCGCAATCACCGTTTGGTATGAGGATTCATTCTCTTCAACAATTTCCGGGATTGATTTTTCGCAGTATCCGGAAGGCGAACTTGTTATTGAGAATTGCCAGCAGATAACCAAGAACAGCATTTGGGACTGGAACGGTACAGGCACACCGACGCCGCAGCAGGAGCAGTGGTATAAAGAATATGATGACTGGCGGCCCGGAACTCCTTTCTTGCTGACCGGCTGTTCCGATGCGCGGAATAACGGATTTTACCGTGTCCTTTCCAGAAGGATGTCCGGCAGCACGCTTTACCTCCGAGCGTGTGATAACAGCGGACAGCCGGTCAGTTTTTATGCAGATAGTCAGGGTACGATATCCTGCAATTTCGGCGGCGACTGGTGGACGATTCGCGGAATGAACGGGCACGAAACCGCCAGCAGCGGCTATGCTGATGAAGGGCCGGGAAACTTTTTTGATAATCTTGAAGACGCAACTTATCAATTAGGCATTACGAATCAATGGTGGACGTGGAAAGACCAGTATCATCGCTACGAAGGGAATGCCAGAGGGCCGCACGACGGCAGGCCTCCGTCCGGCGGGCCGTTTGCGATTGACTTCAACGGCGACTGGATTCGGGGCGTCAATCCCTATTTGTATCACTGCTACGATACCAATTCGCATCGCTATATTTTAAAAGGCGATTTTGATTCGCTGCTCTTTCTTTACTTTGCCGGCTGGAGGGCGGATGAATTTCTGTCGATACAGGTTGACCCGAAAGAGCAGGTTCCGCCGTATTTTTTTGTCGATAAAGAAAATGCCCACTGGAAATATGGCGGCAAAGTACCGATCCGAAAGAATCAAATCAGCAATCCGGCCCGGCTTGGACCGGTTAATCAGTGCTTGGCGCAGGCGTGGCAGACGCAAAGCAGCGGCTGGGTGGCCATTGCAACGCATCGGCAGTATCTGACGTCAACGATTCGCGCCGTCGGCACCGGATATATGATTTCTTACGGCGACGCTCCGCCGCTGGAGATTCTGCTTTCGCCGCGCGACTGGTGGGAGCAGTTGAAGTTTGATACGGCCATACAAAATATGGTTGAGTATACAGCGGAGCAGTACGGATGGATGATGGCGGTTGATGACACTTACAAAGAAAACTGGTTTGCCGTGAATCATCCGTCGTGGATGCCGCCGGAGTCGCAGCAGCAAGTGCCATATCTGTTGGAGTATGAGTTATACAACGGCGATGTGCAGGGCCGCACGTATCAGCAGATCTATGCGGATAAGGGCATCAGTGCTTATCGACCGGACTGCGACCCTACGATGCCGGCTTATGCTGAACTGCATGATGAACTGTGGGGAGAAAACGGCAGTGCGATTGAACTGATTTTAAAGAAACTCGGCAGCAATTATTACGACTGGTTTTACGATGACATCACGCCGTTTATCAGTGAGCGGATTCACAAGTTTCGAGCGAAATTCTTGGCCAGTGAGAATCCGCAGTACTGGCAATTCCCGACAACGATACACGGCGTTGTATGCAACAATCTGGAAGATGTGGCGAATGTCTGCTGGCCTATTCCGCTTGGTACGTGGCGGCGAACGTGGAAGCGGACGCTCGGTTATATCCGAGAGGGCAAGATGCGTTCGTCGTCTCTCGGCGATCCGACTTGCCAAAATTACGAGAACTATTCGTGGACAGGGCCCTACGAGGATTATCATTTAACGATGCCAGGGCATCATCGATTTACGGCACCGTCGCAAGATGATTACGGCGGCGAGGATTTGTCGGCCAATCACGGGCCGAACTTTGAGGCCGAAGGGCGGGAATATTATACAACAAGAATCTATCAGATTCTCAATGACTGCCGAATGGTACTCAAGCAGCTAAACGTTTTCCAACCAATTCTGACGAATTATTCATTAAAATACTTTTATTTGCATATTGAAGATTATTTCAAAGACAATAACGGTCCTATTTATTTCCCGAACAAAGAAGCCATTATTGCAATTGCTGAAAATGCCCTTGCAGAGAACTACATTAGTGATGTAAGTCAATGGTCTTCCGTCACAATAACTCTGGTTGGACATCACTTGCCGATTCGCGCAGAGGCAAAAGGTTATTGTGTAAATAACTTCAACGGGATTCCGTACTATTATGAATCTGCTGTTGTATTGGAATGTGAACAGTATGATTCAAATGCCGTTTATTTTCTCATCAGATTAAAAATAAACTATCCGCGCCAATCACTTTGGGCTGCATGCGGCGGCTCGGATTCGCCGATAGCTTTTGGAATAACCAAAGTCGGTACAGTTAATGTTCCAAGAACGCCAAAAGACAGTAATTATGATTTATACGGTTATTTATTAATTCCAGTTAGACCGGATGCGGATGAACCGTCAATCATTCGCATTAGGTCTATTTACAACTTTGCCAATCTCGGTATTTGTGAACCTGTTTATGAAGGTCAATATTTGAACAACAGTATTACAACGATAGAAGTAGCCGTTTTCAATGAAAATGATTTTTTAACTGTGTTTGATTTTACGAAAATATCAGGCAAAATCTGGCGGCGGCTGAAGGAAAAAGCCGACGTCTATCTGATTGACATTTTCGGCGACGATGTAAATCCGCCGAAGTACGAAAATGCGTTCTGGCAAACGCCGACGCTCTATAACTCCAATTGGTTTGATTTAACAGGCAATCCAATTTACGACTCAATTTACGATTACGATGAGCACAACCCGGAATATCGAGTGCGTGCTGAATCTGTCCTGATGGAGGATTTAGAAGGTATCGATAAAAATGAAGTGAAGTATCTATTTGATTTTGAAGATACTGCTCTGGCAGATGAGATGGACAAAGAACAGACGTCGAGATTGTATGATGAAAGACTCCTCGAAGGCGATCACGATGCGGCGCAAGAAGTCTTTGAGGATGGATGGAATCAGGGGATAATCTGGAATTGCAAACTAAACAGTCGGGACTCCGCACAGGCACGCGGCAATCCGCAGAACAATTACGGCACACCGACCGAACCGGAAGTGATTGCACTTGATAAAACTATTCCGGTTTTTCCGCTGCGGCCCAAAATCTATTTCGAGCATGTGCAAATCAGCGGCGTCTGGTATGACCATATCTGGGTTGACCCGCCGTTTGCAGAAGGGGGCACAGTGCAATATCGTCTTTCACGATTTGATGCTTCAGTTTTTCCGCCGGGATGGGCAATTATCTTTAGTTTCGGAGAACAGAAACCTTCGGCCCCCAGCGGCTATCCTGATGGGCCGAACCATTTCTGGCTGGATTCAACATACGGCGTTTCGCAGAACAGCGAATTTTCTTATCGAATTCAGTGCAATCGACTCGGTGTTGGGCGGGGGATGTGGAGTCTGCCGACAAGCGAGCTAAGAATCAGCCTGACGATCAATAATTCGCCGGGTTATATAATTAAATTAAACGGTGTTCAATTGACATTTACAAATGGGGTCTGGATCGGCACGCTGCCGTACTATGAGGAGTTTACACTACTCTGCGAGGACCCTGGTTATTATTTTGCTTGGTATATACAGTGGCCGGGCGGGGGGACCAGCAGCAGCGATAATCCGCTGACACAAAATGCTTTTGCTGATCTGGTAATTACCGCCTGGTGAGAGAAAAATGTGATTATTTATTTTTTTTCAAGCCGCCGGCTTGAAGTGGGATTTTCTGTAGTTACGGCTGCTGCAAAGTGCGTGCGCGTTTTGCCATTTATGATTTCGTTCTACAATGACTATCACGGCATACGGTTGATTTGGGGCTTAATCCGGACGCCGTCTGTCCAGAAGCAAAAACCGAAAATTCTCTGGTTTTGAGTCTTCCTTAAAGGCCGCATACACAAAGACTTATGTAAATATGCAAATAATTATCAAAAAATTCCAAAAAAAACTGTTGACAAAGTCCTGTGTATTCGATATATATATGTGCAGATGTTTTGGATGAACGAAAACTTAATAGCAGGAGAAAGGAGACAAGACCATGAAGACGAATAATTTGGTGCTGGCCTTTGGCCCTTACGGGGCCGAAATTGTTATCGCCGTAGACCTCGGCCCGTATGGCGGGACGCGGCCGGGGCTTGATGTACGCCGACTTGACATCAAGTACACCGGCCGCGCAGCGTCTCATACGGCAACCGAGATCGCCGCGTCTCGCTCCGGCTACGGCTGTGGTTGGGGATCAACAAGCAGACTGTGGCCGATCACCGCCGAAGAGGCTGATCAGATTATCTCCGAGATTGAGGCGGCGGAGGCGGCGGCGAAGAAGACGGACGAACGGGAATGGTCAGAAAAAGGCATTTGCCCCCGCTGCGGCACATACTGCGAGGGTGCGTATTTACTTGACGCATTATGGCAAACGATATAAGCGAATTACCGGCAAGCCAGCGACGCTGGAGATTCTGGCTCGGATTCATAACGGCGGGCCGGACGGCTGGAAAAAGATATCGACGGCTGCGTATGCCGCTAAAGTCAAAAGTATTTATGAGGAGAAAAAACCATGATTACTGAAAAGCAATTGAAAGAGAGGATGCATTACTTGGGAGCGAGCGACATTCCTGTCCTGATGGGATTGTCCCGGTTTAAGACCCCCTATGATTTATGGCTGGAGAAGACGGGCCGAGTCGAGCCCGTAGACGTTTCAGATAATCCGGCTGTCGCAGCAGGCATCCACTTCGAAGACGGTGTCCTTCGTTTCGCGGAAGAGCGGCTCGGCTCGATCGTAAAGAACCGCGAACGCCGGATTGAAAACACGCCAATTAAAGTCCACACCGACGCCGTCCTGAAAGAGACAGGCGAACCGATTGAAGCGAAGGTGGAAGGCCTGTTCTCTCCTCTTCGCAGCGGCTGGGGCGATGACGGAACCGACGAAGTCCCATTTGATGTGCTGGTGCAGTCGCTTGTCCAGATGGCCGCCTGCGGGACGGAGACCGGCTATGTCGTCGCATTTCTCGGCGGCCGTGGCTTCCGCCTCTACCGGATCAAAAACGACAATGACGTGAAGCAAATGATACTTCAGCGGGCTGTGCAATTCTGGACGGAGAATGTGATGGCCGACAAGCCGCCTGTAGATTCGGCGCCAACAATTGAATTTCTGAAGAACAGAAAACGCTACAAAGAGCCGCAGATTGAACTTCCGGAAGAACTGGCAGCGGATTATCTTGCGGCGAAAGAGGCGGTCAAGGTCGCCGAAGAGCGGCTCAATTCAGCCAAAGAAAAAATCCTTATGGCTCTTGGTGATTATGAGTCAGGTCAGGCTGGAGCGTGGCGCGTTCTCTATCCGGAATATTCCCGCAAGGGAATCGACATCAAGAGACTTCAAGCCGAACATCCGGAAATCGCAGAGAAATACGAAAAGAAGAGCACCTATCGCGTGCTTTATGTCAAATAAACTTTTTTATAAGGAGAATAATTATGTCAGAGAATCAAGCCATTGTTAAGAAAGAGACGTTCGAGGCGCTCCTGAATCGTCCCGACTTTCAGGAGAAACTTCAAACCGTGCTTCCGAAGCACATGACGCCGAAGCGCGTCGTCCAGATTGCCCTTCTGGCGATGTCCCGCCAGCAGACGCTGTATGAGTGCACACCGGCAAGCATATTGAACAGCGTGATGAAGGCCGGCGAACTCGGTCTGGACTGCGTAGGAACGCTCGGTCAAGGTTATCTGGTCCCGTTCTGGAACAGCCGAATCCGTGCGATGGAATGCCAGTTTGTTCCGGGGTATCAGGGACTGATAACGCTGGCGCGCCGGAGCGGTCAAATCAAAAAGATTGAAGCCCGAATCGTCCGCGAAGGCGATGCATTCCGAGCCAGATACGGAACGAACGCGGAAATCATTCATGAGCCGAAGATTCCGCCGACTGGGGCTCCAGTCGCCTATTATGCGGTTGCGACGCTATCCAACGGCACAAGTCAATTCGAGATTATGACACTCGATGAAATCGAGCAAATTAAAAGCCGCTCGCAAAGCAAGAACAGAAACGGAGAGATTGTCGGGCCTTGGGCGACAGATTTCGATGAAATGGCCAAAAAAACCGTCGTTCGCCGGCTCTGCAAATATCTGCCTCTTTCGCCGGAGATTGAAAAGGCGCTTGAGGCGGATAATGAGCAATATGAATCTGAGCCGGAAAGAATTGTCATTTCATCGCAGGACAAAGGCATGAACGGTCTGAAGAACATCTTGCAGTCGGCATCAACCGGAATTAATGAATCCGAAAATCCGCCGCAGCAGGATGACATACCAGACCCTGACCCATCGATTACTCAGTCGGAACAATCGGAAAAGAAAACGGCTAAAAAAACGCTCTATGAAAAATAGAAGCGTGTTATGCAGGTCGGCGGGCCGCTATGCTGCGAGGCGGCCCGCCTTTTCCGTACACGAAGACTATGAGCATGGAGACGATTTATGCCGCGACCGAGAAAAAAGGGGCTTGACTATTTCCCGCACGACACGGACGCTGCAGGAGACGAAAAGATAGCGGCTATTATCAGCAATTATGGAGCGACAGGATATGCGGTATTCTTTTATCTTTTGGAACGAATCTATCGCGAAGGGGGAGAATTGGAAATCAAGTCTCACACTCTCACTCTCTACGCAGGAATTCTTCGAATCGATCCGATTCTCTTCGCTCAAATAATCGAATCAGCGGTTGAGTTTGGATGCTTCGACAGAGAGCGATGGGATGCCGAAAAAATCCTCACTTCGAACGGAATCAAAAGACGAATTGAAACCATCAACAGCAAGCGTGAGAAGAAGCGAAACTACTACAAAAACAAAGGAGACGAAAACTCGAATCCTTTGAATACGATAAGCGTAAATAACGATTTAACAGGTTATCCACAATCACGAGAAAGAGTTTTGGGCGTCCAAAATAAATTATCGAATACGATAGACGAAAATGCAATTTTAGCCGTCCAAAACCGAGTTTTAGCCGTCCAAAACCCCAAAGATACGAGTTTTGGGCGTCCAAAACTCACAAATAAAATAAAAGGAAATAAAATAAAAGAGAGAGAGCATAAATTCTCTCTCTCGGACTCTCTCTCTCTTTCTTTTTCTCTTGACGACCTTATGAATGCGCTATACGATGACGATAGACGCAAACATTTATCGCAAGCGGAGATTGACGATGTCTCTGATTTTTATAACTATTACAAATCGCAGGGCTGGAGATTCTCAAACGGTCAGCCGATTTGCGACATTCCTTCTGCGTTCATTCGCTGGCAGCAACGAAAAAAAAACAATCAAACCATTTCAGAACAAGAGTCGAAAGTTATGAAGCGTGAACCCGAAAAAACTTTTCTTGTTGTGTATGAAAACGGCGGCGGAAGCCGATATTGCTTCGGCATCGGATTTCCTCTCAACGTCGAAACACCAGATGAGGTTCTTCTCTATTCCGCAAAAAAAATCCTTGCCGAGCAATACAAAACCATAATCAATCCTGAAGATGTATATGTGTATCGGAAGGGAAGCACAATCGTGATAAAACACAAAACAAAATCGGAGGTCAAGCATGTTTAACTTAAAAAAGAGAGTCAACGCATATCTCGAAGAAAAAAAGATGACGGCCAATCGCTTGGCCCGAATCATCGGAATCGATTCTGCTGTTCTCTATATGTGGCTGCGAAGAGGCCGGAAAATCCGAGAGCCGCACTACGAAGAGATTCTGAACTGGTATTTGAGTGAAACCGGAACCGAATTCGAACAGGAGGATTCCAATGCCGCCGTATGACCGAGATAAAATATTATCGCTGTTTCGCAAACTCTACCCGGAACTGTGGCCGTCGCTTACAGAACGTGATATTGACATTCACTCCATCTATTGCGCCGATTTGCTTTCCGGCGAACCGATGGGGGGAAAGCGGACGAAGAAACTGACCCAGATGGTCAAGCGTTTCAGGAGGACGTTCGATGAAAGCAGAAAAAATCATGAATGAAAATCCAAAGCGGCTCTATCGGCGTTCCGACCCAGCCAGCAGCCGCAAAGCAGCGGAAGGCATCTGCCGGAGCGGAAAGCATCTGTCAAACAAACTGAAGGTGCTTGCCATTCTTGAGCGAATCAAAAAGGGAACCTCAAAGCAGGTCGGCGCCGCCGCTGCCAAATTCGGTTTTCCGGAAATCGACCGCTACGAGGCGGCCCGTCGCCTGCCGGAACTCGTCCGGCTCGGATTTGTTAACGTCATTGTTTATGAGAACGGAAGGGAGAACGTCTATGAACCCGCCAGAAAGAACCGCTGTTTTTTTCGGCGGCATTGACCCCGGCGAATCGGGCGCCGTGAGCGTTCTGGACGGTGCCGGCTCGGTCGTTCTTTGCCGTCCATTTCGAGGGCTTAATGAAGCGGACATTCGAGACATTCTGGAAAGTGAAGTGCCAGTCGGAACCTTCTTTCTTCTGGAGCGCGTTCACGCAATGCCAAAGCAGGGCGTCGCCAGTACGTTCAAATTTGGCCGATTCTGCGGAATGATGAGCGGGCTTCTGTGCGGACTTCGGATTCCCTATGATACCGTTTCGCCGACCGTCTGGCAGAAGGCGTTGAACTGTCTGACAGGCGGCAACAAGAATATCACAAAGGATTTAGCGGCTCGGCTTTTCCCGACGCAGAAAATCACGCATGCGACAGCGGATTCTCTGCTGATAGCCGAATTCAACAGAAGGACGAAGAAATGACGTTGACGGCTGTTTTGATGTTTGCCTTTTTAGACCCGAACGAAGTCTCCTTTCTGCTCGGCTGTTGGGCGGATGCAAACGGCGTGGGTTTGCCCGCCCAGCAGTTTTTATTTTCCGAGCCGAATCTCCCCGACCCGAACTGGACCGAGGTCGGGGCAGTTGCCCTTCAGAACTTCTGCGATAACTGGCTGAAGAGGACCCGGATTGAATGCATCGAGTACATTGTCCGTCCGCCCGCGTTTGTGCTGGTTGATGACCCGAATAACTGGCGGCTTGTTCAGCCGGGTATCGAGCGGCATCTGATTTGGCGATATGACCCGAACGGCATCCGCGTCAAGGATTGCTGGATACGGAGAAATGTTTATGACAGAAATGGCGATGGAATTGTGAACCTGAAAGATTGGAACTTTTATGTGGAGGTAAAACCATGAACGATGTAAAGATGAAAATTGTACGACTTACTGCTGAGAACTTCATGCGGCTGGTGGCGGTTGAAATCTGCCCAAATAGCAATGCGGTTATCATCAGCAGCAAAAGGAACGGAGAAGGCAAATCGTCGGTCCTTGACGCAATCCTTGCGGCGTTCGGCGGGGCTCGGTGCATCCCACCTAAACCCATCCGTGAAGGCGCTGAGGAAGGATTTGTCGAAGTCGAGACAGAGCACTTTACGATTACACGAAAGTTTACTCAGAAAGGCTCGTACCTTACCATTACCAACAAAGACGGCTATAAGGCATCCTCTCCGCAAGCCCTTCTGGACAAAATCGTCGGGGATATTTCGTTTGACCCGATGGAGTTTATGGAGAAGAAGCCCGCCGACCAGCGGAAACTTCTGATGGAAATCTGCGGCATCTCCTTCGATGACATCGATGAAAAGATTCGCGAAATCAAAACCAAACGGACACTACTGAATGAGCAGAAGAAGGTGCAGGAGGTCAAGGCCAAGGAGGCCGAGCAGTACAAGGATGTTCCGGATGAAGAGGTCTCTGTCTCTGAACTCCTTGAGCAATTGCAGTCCGCCGTCAAGAACAATGCATCGGTTCATACGATGAAGGCGGAACTGGCTGGAGCCAGAGATGAATTTGAACGAGAAAAAGAGAAGAAAGAAGAAATCGAATCAAGAATCGAGGCGCTTCGGAAAGAATTAGAGAAATTGGAAGAATCCCTTGCCGAAAGCAACCAGAAGTGCAAGGCGCATTACGAAAAAGTCCTTGCTCTGGAGGACAAGATGGACGGCTTTGTCGAAATCGACGAAGCGGCCATCCGAGCCAAGATTCAGGCCGCCGAAGAAATCAACCGGAAAGTGCAGCGGAAACGTGAGATGCGCGGGTATGTCGAGGCCCTCAATAAGACAAAACAGGAATACGCCAATCTGGGGGCGGAGATAGACCGGCTGGAGACCGAGCGGGTCAACCGGCTGAAGACGGCGAAATTCCCGCTGGACGGTCTGTCCGTTGACAACGAGCAGGTCCTCTATAAAGGCATCCCGCTGCAGCAGGTCAACGAGGCGAAGCGACTGGAAATCTGTCTGGCCATCAGTATGGCGCTCAATCCCAAACTCCGTGTTGTCCGCATCAACGGAAATTCGCTGGATTCGGACTCTCTCCGTCGTGTCTGCGAGATGGCCAAGGCCAATGATTATCAGGTCTGGATTGAGAAACTGGACGAATCCGGCAAAATTGGAATTGTCATTGAGGACGGGCAGGTGGTTGCCGAAGGAAATAACAAAACGTTATCCGAGAAATGATTGGAGGTTCTTATGAACAAGAAGCCGGATTATCTTCTCTGGCTGGCCTGCTGCTGGCTACAGTTTTTTATTTTGCTGGCGATTTTCTGGGCGATTCTGTTTCTCTTGGCCGGCTGCCGGTGCGGGATTATCCAGTCGGATGAAGTGTTTTTCTGCGGCTGCGGGGTAGGGACGGAACCGGTCGGTCTGCTGGTCGCCGAGCCGAATTTTCTGCAGGTTGATTATACGAGCAAACCGCAACGTGTCAGGGCGGTCTATCCGCCATTTGGAATCGAAACCCAATGACAAGAAAGGGATGGTGCAAGATGGAAAAAAAGAAGTTTGAAGTGAGAGCGGAAGTGAATATGACGCTGGATTTTGAGGTGATGGCGGAGGATGAGGACGATGCCCGCTGGCGGGTGCAGGATTATTTGCCTTACGTGGACGGTGGGAATGTTGAGAAGCAGCATATTCGTCTAATCCGGCTGAAGCCGAAGGACCGGCTGACGCATTGCTTTGTGATGGACTGCAAAGTGGACGATGTGAATGAAATGGAATGAATCAGAAAAAGAAAGGACGGTGAGACGGTTATGGAAAAGAAACTCATATTTGGACAGGAAGTCATACCTGTTTTAGTCAAGTCGGAGTCGGGCACACTGGCCGGCGAAGTCAGTTATTACGACTTTGACAGAATGATTATGGACAATGCAATAGATGTCATCCGAAAATGCCTTCGGGATTCCGTCTGGGTCTGTGAGGAGCGGATGGACGGGAAAGTCCGGCGGGAATTGAAGTACTTTGTCAACAGGGACGACGGTACGTTAGCCGCCACATACTGGTTCCGGTACGAAAGCGGCGAAAAGACCGCAAAACTGGAAGTGTCTGGGGATGCATGTTATCAAGGCGAACAATGCTATTTCAGACGGAGGTGTGCTGATGTTTATTAACATTTCGAATCATCCGAGTCATACCTGGTCGGAGAAGCAGAAACGGGCGGCTCTTGAATTTGCCAGCGGACCGATAGTCGATATTCCGTTTCCGGCTGTGCCGCCAGAGGCTGACGAGACGGCGATCGGGATTCTGGCCAGAGAGATTATCGACAAGATAGGGTCTTTGCCGATTACAGACGGCCCGTCCGCCGTAATGGTGATGGGAGAATATAGTCTCTTCTGGAAGATTGTATCGCAGTTGAGGTATCTGGTTCCTGGGCTGCCGGTGGTTGTAGCGACGACGCAGCGTATCGCCGAAGAAAAAGATGGCGTAAAGATAAGCAGATTTGAATTTGTTCGATTTCGAAAAATTGAATAAAAACAGAGGAGGTGGTGCCTATGATTGAATAGAGACGGCAAGCAGCAGACAATAATGAGGACAAAGCCGGCGGGCTGGAATGGGATACAGTAGGCCCCCTGATGTTTCAACTGCTCTTTCAAGTTAAGATACCGATTGAAATCTTCGCTCCATTCGGAACGCCGGAGTATAAATTAACGTATCCGTTTCTTTGTCAGAAATGAAAGGACCTGAACATGAAGAACCCGAAGAAAATCATTCTGCTGTCTGTTGTGATTTTGCTTTGTCTGGGCTGCGGGAATCCGCAAAAAACCCTAAAGACGTTTACGACGGCATCGCTGCTGGTTGCGGAAGAAGAATACGCTCTCCAGCAGCAACTGTGTCAGCAGGCCGGGCAGGCGGATTGTCCGAAAGCCGAGAAAATCGGCGAATGGATTGAAAAAGGAAATCTATTTCTGAAACTGCTCGATACACCGCTGGATGACGATTGGATTGACACGCTTCAGGCGGCGATTGATGTCATGATTGAAGAAATGCAGCAGGAAAACGCAAATCAGGCATTGATTACACGAGCGAAGGAAGTTAAGATTCTTTTGGAACTTTGCCGAAATGAATAACTGTTTCGAACAATTCGAAAGAAGCAGAATCGACTCCAGCAGACCGGCGGGGAATTTTACCGTCTCCTCCAAAGCCCCATCTTTCCAATTCCGAAGTCTGTACGAACGCCCCGCCGGTCTGTTTCATTCAAATGGAATTCAAAAAGGAGAAAACTATGGCAGATTGCTTTGTTCGCGGATATGACCCGGATGTCGCCGAAAAGCAGGGCGTAAAAAAAACGCTCACCGACCGGCTCATCCAGTTGCGAAGCAAATTGACCCACTCCGAATTTCAATTCAGTCAGCGGTACGGTTCGGTTTCTTTTTCGTTCACGCTGGCCGATCACGTCAAAGGGGCCCGTTTCAAAAAAATTACCTACACGCATCCGACCCGCTGGGAGACGGTCCCAGTCCCGCTGACCGATGACGAAGAAGACATTTCGTTCGCCGCCGCATGCGTTCTGGCCGGTCTGACCATCCAGACTTATCAAGTGCGGGACTGGGCTGTTGAATCCTACGAAACCAGTCTGAAGAACAAACGGCTTATCGTCTACGACAAGCGTAGACACTGGAAATATGATTTAATCGGACTGCTATCGTTCGCGGACGAAGAACCGTTTGTCGGTCGAGACAGCAAAATCCTTGCTGCAATTCGACCGGCCCTCTGGGGCTGGGCCAAATATGTCAGACCGGCAAAAAAAAGAGCATGGTGCTCGGAGGGCTGCGCGATGGTTATTCATGAATCGGTCAAAGGTTTCTCGTATGCGCCAGACACACTCACACCGGATTCGCTCTTGAAAGCAGTAAGGATGTATTTCGGGTCATGAACGAACGCAAGAAATTAAAACCGACCCGGTTGGCATTGGCGCAGTTGCGAAAACTATGCTTGACCTTACCGGAACATAGGTCAAAATAAATAATCGATTGGAAGCGATTCTGGTGCGTTTTATCGGCATGTTCGAATAAAATAAACGTAATCGAAAAAGGACTTGCAATGAAGAAGCCGACAATCAACGTAGAAATTCGAAATACAGAGACAATAAAACCCTATGAGGGCAATCCCAGAAACAATGATGCCGCTGTCGATGCCGTCGCAAAGAGCATTCAAGAATTCGGCTTTCTACAGCCCATCGTTATCGACTCCGACGGCGTCATCGTCTGCGGCCATACCCGCTACAAGGCCGCCTTGAAACTTGGACTGGATAAAGTGCCTGTTTATGTGGCCAAAGAACTAACGCCAGAGCAGACCAAGGCCTATCGAATCGCCGATAACAAGACGGCGGATTTGTCCGACTGGAATTACGAACTATTAACGCTGGAACTGGCCGAGCTCATGAAGACCGGATTCGACATGAGTTTGCTGGCCTTCGACGAAAAGGAACTGACCCAGCTGCTCAACGCCGCCGAGGTCAAACAGGGCAACTGCGATCCGGACCAGATCCCCGAACCGCCGGATGAGCCAATTACCCAGCCGGGCGACCTCTGGGTCCTGGGGAATCACCGGCTCCTGTGCGGCGATGCGGGCAGCCAGGAGGACCTGGACAAGCTTTTGGATGGCCAGGTCATTCATCTGATCAATACCGATCCGTCCTACAACGTCAAGGTCGAGCCCAGGTCCAATACCGCCATCGCCGCCGGTTTATCCTCGTTTACGAATAAAAAAGCCCAGCTGCATCATCAAGGCTTCGACCAGGCACGCGGCGTGAGTGATCCTAAGAAAGCCCGCAAGAAGATGCGGGCCAAGGACAGGCCGCTGGAAGATGATTTTCTTTCGGATGAAGATTTCGATGCGATGCTCCATGCCTGGTTCAACAACATGGCACGGGTCCTGATCCCCGGCGGCTCGTTTTACATCTGGGGCGGCTATGCCAATCTCGGCAATTACCCCAAACCGCTCCAGGAGGCGGGATTGTACTTTTCCCAGGGGATCGTCTGGGACAAACAGCACCCCGTCCTGACTCGGAAGGATTTTATGGGGGCATTTGAGATTTGTTTCTATGGTTGGAAACTCGGCAAGGGGCACCGCTTCTTCGGTCCCAACAATGCCACAGATTTGTGGCACGTCAAGAAGGTCAATCCGCAAAATATGATCCACCTGACCGAAAAGCCCGTGGAACTGGCCGTGCGGGCGATTCAGTATTCCTCCAAGGTCGGGGAAAATGTCCTGGACTTGTTCGGCGGATCGGGCAGCACTTTAATCGCCTGCCAGCAGACCGACCGAAAGGCCTTCCTGATGGAACTGGATCCGTTGTACTGCGATATCATCGTCCAGCGGTACGAAAATTATACTGGGGAAAAAGCGAAACGAATCGAGAAAAAATAAACCAACAAAAAAACCCCTGCGAAAGTAGATATTGTCTATTAATCTAAGCGAAAAAAAGAGGAAATATGGCCAAAGGCAGAAAAAAAATCTTCAAGCCAGACTATAACGCGATCGCTTATAATGCGTGTTCGAGGAATGGCGCCAGAATATCTGACTTGGCACAAATCTTTGGTGTTCATATCGATACAATCTACAAATGGATGAGAGCCTATCCGGCATTCCGTGAGGCCATCGTTCGAGGCCGGGACGAGTACGACACGGAAAAAATCGAACGCCGGCTCGTAGACCTCGCACTTGGGTACGAATACGAAGATACGATAGCCGAGAAAGACAGCCAAGGCAGGACGCGATTGCGAAAAATCAGCCGCCAGATGCCGCCGAACGTGACGGCGATGATTTTCTATCTGAAAAATCGAAGTCCAGAACGCTGGAAAGACCGACTGAGCGGGCTTATCGGCAACGTGGACATTTCAATCAATCTGCCGCAGGAATTGCTTCCAGTTCTCGATGAGCCGGTGTCGGCTCTTCCGCCCGCTGAAATCGAACCGCTCAAATTGCCTGAAGAAGTTACGGAAGATGGCGAAGAAACAGAATCGAAAGACGTATGATTAAAATCGACGCAAGCGCTGCGATTCATCACGTCAACAAGGCCTTCTTGCCGATATTCAAAAACACCGACCGCTATCTGATTCTCTACGGCGGAGCCGGAAGCGGGAAATCCGTCGCAGCGGCTCAAAAATGCATTCTGCGCCTGCTCTATGGCATCCAGAAAAACCGCTCGCACAGAATCCTCATTCTGCGAAAGACCATGCCAGCCGTCCGAAAGTCCACCTATGAGGAAGTCAAGAACTGGCTGCACCGTTGGAATCTCTGGCAAATCTGCGAAGAAAATAAAACGCAGATGGGTATCGAACTGCCCTACCGAAACGAACTGATATTTATGGGGCTTGACAATCCCGAAAAACTCAAATCCATTCACGGCATCACGTCGGTCTGGATGGAAGAAGCGACCGAGTTTACGCAGGAAGACTTTCTACAAGTCGATTTGCGGCTTCGCGGCAAAACGTGGGATTACAAGCAAATCATTCTGACATTCAACCCGGTCAATATCCATTCATGGATTTACAAACATTTCTTTTTAGAACTCGAAGAGCAGGGCCGGATTATCGAGACATGGAATCGAGTCGAACGCTCGATTCATTCGCGGCAATATAAACAGCAGTGCTTTGCAACGATTATGCGTTCGACGTCGAAGGATAACCAGTTTATTGACGATGACTACCGCGCTCGGCTGGAAATGCTCAAATCAGAAGACGCGAACTATTATCAGATTTACGCACTCGGTCTGTGGGGACAAATCGAAGGGCTTGTTTTCACGAACTGGAAAATCACGCCTGACTTTCCTGAAATGGACGAAGGCAAGGAACGAATCTTCGGGCTCGATTTCGGCTATGCGGCGAACCCGACGGCGATTGTGGAGGTCGTCATTCGCAACGATTCGCTCTATCTGCGAGAGCACCTCTACAGACCGCATTTGCAGAATCGGCAAATCGCGGATATCTGCCTGTCGATTCAGCGCAAACACAGGAACTGCTTGTTTGTCGCGGACAGTGCGGAACCGAAAAGTATCGATGAAATAAGAAGTTATGGCGTGAACTGCGTTCCGGCCATCAAAGGCCCGGACAGCGTTTTGTACGGCATTCAGCGGATGAAACAATATCAGATTTTCATTGAAGAGGGCTCGGTCAATCTCATCAAAGAGTTTCAATCCTACAAATGGGCGACGGCGGCGGATGGGTCGCCGAAGGAAATCCCGGTCAAATTCTGTGACCATGCCATCGATGCAGCCCGCTACGCCTTGACAAAAATTTTTGGCAAGCCGGTGCGGGCAACCTTTATTCCATTTGCAAAAAAAATTGAAAATGATTCTTGACAAATCAGAAATTGCGAATCTATATTGCATTTATGATGAAATGGCTTAAGAAAAAGATTCCGCATAAGCCATCGTTCCGATGGCTTTCGACTCTCTTCAATTCCTGCTGGCAGCGGGCCAGTACTCCGGAAGAACTGCTCGAAAAAAACAAATCGTGGGTCTACGCCTGTATCCAGCGGAATGTGGCCGCATGCTCTCAAGTCCCGCTGCGACTTTATAAACGAAGTGGAGCCGGCGGTGAAGGTAATTCGAGAAAGTTAAGCATATCAGAGAACGAACGTCTTGTTCGAAAGCTCGCCGAAATCGCTCCTGCAACTGAAAAGTTTGATGAGATTCTTTCGCATCCGATTCTTGACCTCCTGCGGAACGTCAACCCATGGCAGAATGCCTACGACCTGAAATATATCACCTTTTCGTATTTGGAGACGCTGGGCCGCGCGTTCTGGTATCTGGAAAAAGAGGGAGAAAAGATAATCAATATCTGGCCGCTCGTCGCATCCGATGTGCAAGTTATCCCGGATGAAAAGAACGGCATCAAAGCATTTCATTACGGAAAAGGCGTCAATAAACTTATCTTGAATCCGGATAAAGTGATTTATTTTCAAATTCCTTCTCTGCTGGATTTCTGGGGATCCTCATCGCCGCTGATGGCCGCCGAGCAGTCAGCCGATATGCTGGACTCGATGAATCGGCTGGAAATTACGCTTTTCCGAAAAGGGGGGCGGCCTGATGCAGTGCTTGAGATACCGCCGGAGTCCTTCGTATCCGACGAAGAGCGGCAGCGGCTCGAAACAAGCATATCGCGTTTTGCCGGCGTCGACAATCAGGGCGGCGTTCAAGGCGGCGTTCTGATTCTTTCCGGAGGGGCCAAATTAACGCCTTTCGGCATCACGCCACGCGAAATGAACTATCTGCAGGGGCGAAAAGCGGCCCTTGAGGAAATCTGCGCCATCTTCGGCGTTCCGTTGTCCTTTGTTCTGATTCAGGAGGTGAGCAGGGCAAACGCGTACGCTTCGCTGGAACTGTGGAAGAATTATACCATATCGCCGCGCCTGCGGATGGTTGAGCAGAAACTAAACGAACAATTCGTCCCGCATTTTGGAGCGGGTCTTTATCTGGCTTTTGATGACCCGGCTCCGAAGGATGAAGAATATCGATTGAAAGAACTGCAAGTCCACTTGTCGACGAACTACAGCACGATTAACGAGGAGCGGGCCAAAGACGGTCTGCCGCCTGTAGACTGGGGCGATTCGCCGACCGGGCCTTTTGGAACGGTCACGATTCCGACTGCTTCCGAAGAAACGAAAGAGACTGAATCTGTGCCGGCGCGTGAAGTCCGCAAAACGACGGCGGAAATTGAAATCGATTTCCTGATGCGGGCACTCCACGCGCAAATAGCAGTCGTTTACCATCGCATTCTGAACGAGGCGGCGCAAATCTATCTCGAAGAAGAGACAAAGAACCGCGCGTTTGCCAAAGAGGAAAGAGGCCTTCGGGAATACGTCAACCGGCTGCCTATCGACAAATGGGCGAAATCGTTTGAAATGGAAATCGCTCCATTCCTCAAAGGGGCGATGATAAGCAAGGCTGCGGAGGTGCTCGGCGAATTGAACCCGAAGGCGAAAATCGACGCTTCGGATAAAGCGATGGAAAAGGCGCTGAAAAAGCGGTCGCCGTTCTTCAAAGAAATGGCGAAGACGGCCCGAAGCAAAATCGCAGCGGCGGTCACAGAAGGAATCGAAGCCGGCGCAGGCGCCGCGCAGGTCGCATACAAAATCCGACAGTCCGTCAATATCAAAGAACAGTCAGAGGCCATCGCAAGAACCGAGTTAATCTGGGCACATAATGAGGCGGCACAAAAGGCGTGGGAACTGTCCGAAGTCGTCGAAGCCAAACAGTGGGATTCGTCCGCCGACAGCCGCTGCTGCGAACTCTGCCAGTCCATGCACGGCAAACGAGTCGGACTATCAGAAACATTCCGAACGGCACTCGGCGAAGAAGTCGACCATCCGCCGCTCCATCCGAAATGCCGATGTGCCATCGTCCCGATAATCAAGGAGTAAACAGAAAATGGAAATGACAGAAGCCATCGAACAGGAACAAAAAATCTGCTATGTGGATTGCTGCAGGGCGTCGGAAATCAATTCCGATGAGCGAACGGTTATTGCGGATATCTCGACGGATTCGATTGATCGCTACAAAACGATTCTGAACCCGGCAGGCGTCCGATTGGAAAACTACGTCAAAAATCCGGTCGTTCTCTGGTCGCATAATGACAGCGAACCGCCGATTGGAAAAGCGCTCTGGGTGAAAGTAATGCCAAAATCCGTTCGCGCAAAAATACGATTTGCAAAAACGGACTTTGCCGATGAAATCTGGAATCTCTACCGCGAAGGTTTTTTGAACGCATTTTCGGTCGGCTTCCTGCCGATTCGTTCGCACAAGCCAACGCTGGATGAAATCAAGCAGAACCCTGAACTCGAAGAGGTCAAGGTAGTTTATGACGAATGGGAATTGCTTGAGTTTTCGCCGGTCTGTGTCCCGGCCAACCCGGACAGTCTGGCGGTAGCCATATCCGAACGCAAAATCACGCTCAAAAATGAGCGATGGAATGAACTGTTGAAAGCGATAGGTGAGAATGAAAAGAAAGAAGAAAAAAAACAAAACGAATCAGCAGGATCAGCCGAAGAGGCAGGAGAGCGGCTGTATGTGTGCGTACAAGACCTGCTGCCTGAGGAGCGGTCAATACAGCCGAAGGAACTTGAAATCGTGATTCCGACGATTGAGATAAACGGCAGACTTTCAAGCGTCTGACCGCCGGAGACTGATAAAAAACTGTTAGGCGAATGACGGCGCAGATGAAAGAGCCAATGACGTGAAAGCGGAAACCCTCTTGTATGGAGGCCAGTCATGAAAGTGAAAAAATGCAGCGGAAAAAAGAAACCGCGAAAGAGAAACCTATTTAACGGAGAATAAGACCATGAAACTGCGACTGAAAAAAGAATGGAACTATAACGGAACTCTTCTTCCTGTCGGATTCATCGTCAACGTCGATGACGATAACGCCAAAGACATGATAGGAAGGGGTCTTGCTGAAGAGTATGAGCCGCAAGCCGGCGACGTGGCTCGGCCGGTTGCGATGTCGGCGCCGGAGAATATCGCCATTCGCCGAGAAGAACTGCAGGAAATGATTGAAGAAATCGTTCGCCGAAATGCATCGCAATTTCAGCAGAACTCAGGCCGGAACGAGGACGTCTTTGAAAAGACGGGCGGCTATCGGTCGTTTGGCGAATTCGCCAGAGACGTGTATCTTGCATCCATTCGCAAAGGACAGATGCCGGAAAGACTTCGGAACTGGATGGCCTACTGTGCAAAACAACAAGAGAACCGGGCGCTCGGCGAAACGGTTGGAAGCGACGGCGGCTATCTTGTGCCGACCGAGTTTCGTGCTCAATTGATGTCGGCGGCTCTTGAAGAATCAATCTTCCTGAATCGCGTTGTGAACGTGCCGATGGCGACGAATACGATTGACATCCCGACCGTCGATGAATCCGACCGTTCCAACAGCGTTTACGGCGGCGTGGTCGTTTACAGAGTCGGTGAAGGCGAGACCATCAACGATTCAAGCCCGAAATTTGGGACGGTGACGCTGAAACTGAACAAAGTCGCCGCCCTGTGCAAAGTGTCTTCGGAACTGCTTGAAGACAGCCCGATTTCGCTCGAACCGATTCTGAATGATATGTTTGCCAAAGCGCTGGCTCGACAAATCGACGACGACATCATCAACGGAGACGGCGTCGGCAAGCCGCTCGGAATTCTGAAGGCGCCGGCGACGGTCACCGTCTCGAAAGAAAGCGGGCAGGCGGCTGCGTCCATCGTCACCGAGAACATTCTGAAAATGTGGTCTCGCCTGCTTTCGGCTGGCGATGCGATTTGGCTTGCGAACAAGGACACCTATCCGCAGTTGGCCACGCTGCGTCTGCCGACCGGAACGTCCACGACGATTGCCGCCGGCCTTGTTGGCCAGTATACGAATGGTCTGACAGGCCAGCCGGAAATGACGCTGCAAGGCGCGCCGCTGATTCTCACAGAACTGTGCCAGACACTCGGAACGAAGGGCGACTTGATTCTGTGCAGTCCTTCATGGATTCTCTTCGGAGAAAAATCCGGTGGCGGGATTCGGACTGCTTCATCCATTCATCTGGCATTCGCGGAAGACAAAATCGCATTTCGCTACATCGTTCGCTATGACGCACAGCCTTGGATTAAAGGGGCGATTAAGCCCAAATACAGCACCAATACGCTGTCGCCGTTTGTTGTTCTGCAAACCCGGAGTTAATTAAACCTATTTAACACAGGAGAAAAGAAATGAAAGCAAAACCGATATACGCCTACGCGCCTGCGAATTACACGGGAGCCGCCGCTACAGGTGGCTGGGTCAACGTTTCAAAGAATCGCAAGGTGAAAGTCGTGATTCAAACCGGTGCATGGGTCGCCTCTTCTACAGCAGCCGTCACGCTGTCGCAGGCTAAGGATACGAGCGGAACCGGCGAAAAGACATTGGCCTTTTCGAAAATGTATTCCGCTGCTTCGACGACAGGCGCATTGACCGAGAACAACGTCACCAGCAACACGTTTTACCTTGACACGGCGAATACGCTTTATGTCATCGAAATTGATTCCTCTGATTTGGACGCCGACAACGGATTCTCCTATCTGCGCGTCAACGTCGGAAGTCCGGGAACAAACAATGATTATCATTGCGGATTCTACATCATCGAAGAGCCGCGATACGAAGAAAACGCTGAACTGAACGAGAAGGCGTGATTCTCTGACAGAACGGGACGGCGGGCCGTCAACACGGCGGCCTGCCTCCTGTCTGAACTTGAACACTCTATTGGAGACAAAACATGATTGACCTTGAACGATTCAACGTCTTCAAGAACGGACTGCTGATTGTAAACACAGAAACCGATTCGCTCACCACACCGCAGGCACAGTTTATCGAAATCTGCCAACAGAAGATTTACGATGCGGTGGCGGAGGAACTTGTCTCATCGGTCGGAACATGGACCGATACGCTTGTATCTGCTTTGCAGCTATGCGGGCTGACTCAAGCATTCTATCTGGAGATTCCTTCATCGCTGCCGGACGGCCTGTATCTGGTTCTTGTCTATGACGGTTCGACCTCTTCTTCGGACTTGCCGAAGCGAAGAGGAATTTTAGAGATTGCAGACGGAAACATAAAGCACAACATCATTGACTGATAAGAAGAAGGAGTCGACCATGACGGCCAGAGAGAACAGCCAGCTTTTGCGCGATGATATTTTGCGGCTTGAAGAAAAGATTGACGGAATCATGAAATACCTGATGAATCTGACTGAGCGGATGGTGGCCGTCGAACAGCGGCCCATCCTTCAACAGCCATGCGAAGGTCTTCTCAATCATCTGACCGAGCATAAATCGTTTCAGCGTGACTGGCGGAACGCCATGATTCAATTGATAGTTGGTCTGCTGATAGTCTCCTTGAGCGGGCTGGCCGGCTATCTGTTTCGAGTCAATCAGGAATTGAAAAAAGACGCGAACGCAATGGCAGGAGACATCAAATATGGCTTGGCTTACTGCGACTCTCTATAAACAATGGGCCGGGATAAGCGGGACGGAACAAGACACACAAATCACGCAGGCAGCGGCGGCGGCTCAACAAGAAATCGAGAAATACTGCCAGCGGCAATTTGAACTTCAAACGCATATCGAATACCAGCGTCTGGCAAATTGTCAATATCATATCCTGCTGCGGAACTATCCAATTGACACCATTTTCGAAATCGCAAAGGATACAAGCCCGGCTTTCCGATTCAAAATTGAAGAAGGATATAATTCTGTCGGATGCAAGATAGGTTCGGATTCGATGGTTCTTTATCTGCAGTCAGTCGAAGGCGATAATACAGAGACTCTTTCTTTTATGAGTCATCCGACGCTTCAGAATTTGGCAGAGACTCTATCGCAGCCGCCTTATAATGCATCCGTTGAATGGGTAAATACAGACCTTGCAGACATTTCTTCGCAACGTCTAAAAGAATCGCTGCTGGTTGCGGACGTGATGACTGATTATTTCACAGTCAGCGTCTACAATCCAATCCAGCCGGGTGAAATCACGCTTGACGTAGACAATGGGATCATTAAGTTATGGCGGCGGCTATCGCCGGGAACTGTACGAATCCGTTATTCGGCGGGCTATTCATCCATCCCTTCGGAACTGCTGCAAATCGGTTATGACCTGATAAAAATGTATCTGGACAAGCAGTCGCTGAATACTCTGGTTCAGTCAGAACGCATCGGAGATTATTCTTATACGAATCGAGAAGGCGGCTCGACGGCTTATGAGATTCTGCCGAAAGACATTCAGGGCCGGCTGAATAAATGGAAGCGATGGATTGTCTGATATGCTGAATCTGCTGATACATACTGCAAAAGTCCTGCGGCCTTCGATTACAGCCGGAACGGTCGGCGGCGCTTCGTATTCATACAGCACTCTGATTCCATCGCTCCAGTGTCTGGTTCAGCCGAAAACCGTTCAGGAAATCGACGAAGCAGGGAAAATCACGGCAAGAATCTTCTATCGTCTTTATTGCGTCTGGACATCGATGATTGCATCCATAACGCATTCGGACATTGTTGAAATCGACGGCCAGCGATACGAGATAATCGGAATAGTCGACGCCGCCGGGCTCGGCAGAATCGGCCAGATTGATTTGAGAAGGAAAGAATGAAGAGACCTAAAGTCAATCTGAAAAAAGAAAAAGTTCTTGACGCCATGCACAAAGAACTTGAAAAAGCGATGCTGAAGTCAGCCATATATTTGCAGGGCCATATCAAACGCAAGGTCGGCAAAGGAGGCGGCAAACCGCATCGGCCATCCAGGCCAGGCGAACCGCCCCGCAGAGATACGGGCGTCCTTGCTTCGTCGATAGCATACAACGTATGGTCATCCAGGGGAACCATCACGGCCAGAGTCGGTGCAGACGTCGACAAACTCAAAAAGAACGCACGAAGAATCGGTACGACGGTTGACTATGCGCTCTATCTGGAACTTGGGACGGCAAACATGGCGCGCCGGCCTTGGCTGGAGCCGTCCGTTCGAGAATGCAAAAAAAAAATCAGTCAGATTCTGAAAAATGCTTCTGCAAACGGAATCCGCTACATTAACAGGACAAAGCGATGGTGACCGCAGCGGCTGAAATATTTTATACGCTCTATCAAAACAACAACGCCTTATCAAGCGTTCTGACCGGCGGGCTCTGGTACGTTCAGGCGCCACAGACGGTCATCCTGCCTTATGCGGTCTACCGAATCGAAGAAAGCGAGCCACAGGAAATCTGCGGAGCCGCCGGAAGCCGGATTGAACGCAGCGAAATTGTCTTGACGTTTTACACAAATAAAGAAGATGGCGGGTCGGTACTTGCTTCTCTGATTTCGGCGGCGGATACAGTCTTTCACTGGACGGCTCTAAACAGTACAATCAGCAATAAACACGTTCTTTCCTGCCGGCGAACGTTTGCCGGTGAAATGAACGTAGAAGACGATTTGATGATAGTTATAATGAGATTTGAAATAAAAATCGCTTATTAAGGAGCTAAACAATGGCTGCGCCTTGGCATGGAAAAAATGCATCGGCTCTCTTCAGCGGGTCGGAAATCTACAATCTGCGGAACTGGACGCTTACATTAACGCAGGATGAAATCAACGCATCCGCGCTCGGCGATGAATGGCAAAAGCGGCTGGCCGGGCTGAAAGATTTTTCGGTCAACGCGTCCGGTCTTGCGAGAACCGGATTCAATCCGCTGTCGGTTCTTGGAACGTCTGCGGATCTGAAATTATCGTTCGGGGGTGCAACGGAGCCCTATTTGCAGGGAATGGCTCTTTTGACGGAATACAGCGAAACCGTCCCATACGATGGAGAAGCAACCTGTCAGTTTACATTCGATGGAAACGGCTCATCTGGCTTGACCTATACGGCAACAGGCGGAACGGCTGCCAGCGGTCAAAGCAACGCGTTCTCCGGAAAGTCCGCGTCTGCACAAATCGATTCGACGACATTGACAGGCGTTCGCGAATGGACGCTGAACCTTCGATGCGAGGCCGCCGACATATCCGCTGCAATGGACAGCGGTTTCTATCGGTCGCGACTGGCCGGCTTGAAATCCGCGACGGCAACCATTACCGCCCTTGCGTCTGGAAGCCCATTGCTTTATCTGGATAACGAATACTCGATAAAGCTCTATCGAACATCCAGCACATCTGCTAACTTCTTTGGTGGAACTGCGATTCTTACAAACATAGAACACACCGTCGATGTGAACGAAGAAGAAGTAATCACTTATACTTTCGCATTTACCGGCGAAGTAGAATATGAGCCGCTATCCTAAAAGGGAAATGACTATGAAACGGATATTTCAGAACGATGACTATTCGGCCTTGACCGTCGCCGACCTTATCGCATGGGAACAGTGGATGCGCAACAAAAAACGAGACGAACTTGTCGCCGAACTGAAGGCCATTTACGGGGATAAACTGCCGCCTGATGCTTGGCAGAAAGTTCGCGACGAAGTCTCAAGAATCCGGCTTGCAAATCTGAACCATGCGGACTCGATAGATTTCTCTGCGGTTGAATATCTGCTCTATCTTTCGCTGAAGAAGAAGAATCCGTCGCTTCAGCCATCGGAAATCGGCGAAAGCATGAGTCCGGACGAACTGATGGCGGCGATGCAGCGGCTACTTGGAACATTTGCTCTTTCCGGAATGGAAACAGCGGATGAATCAGAAAAAAAAACTTGAGTCCTTTGACTGTACATCAGACGGTCATTGCGCTGGTTCTTTCGACAAACGGAGCGTTCCGGTACAGCGAACTGATGAAAATGGAATATAATCAGTTTCATCTTGTGCTGCTGGATATGGCAATCGTAAATGGAATATCAAAGCGGGAAATGGAAAAGGAAATGGCAAGAACTTTCAACAGTCGAGGCAGTGCATGGCGATAGGATCTGCGGCATTCGATATTGTGGCGAATCTGAATCCGTTGACGTCGGCTCTTTCGACCGCCGGCGGGCTGGCAATGAAAATCGCTTCGTCAATCGGGAACGCCGTTCTTCGAGTGGTCAGTTATGCGCTGAATAAACTCATTCAGACCATCAGGATTGCGACCGTTTCGTTTCTCGCATTCGGTGCTTTGAGCGTCCGGGCGTTCTCGGAAATGGAACGGACAGGCCGGCTCTTCAACGCCGTCTTTGGTGCTTCCGCTGAAACGATGAACAAGTGGATTGCAGGGATTTCGGAGACGTCTCGTATCGGCTCTGGGACTCTGCAAAACCTGACTGCAAATCTCCATTTGCTGATTGAAGAAATAGCGGGCGGCGGCGAGAAAGCACAGAATCTGACAAAAGAAACCGCAAAGATGATTCTGGGTCTGCGGGCGATGTTCGGAGGCGAGCTGGAAGAATATATCTTCGCCGTCCAGAATGGTCTGTATGGAATGGCTCGGACTCTCCGCCGATATGGACTTGTGATTACCGAAGAAGAAATCAAACAAAAGGCACTCAACGACGAACTCCTGAAGACCGCTCTGCTGAAGCGGGCAAATGAGGAAGCAAACGCAAACTTCTTAGCCGGCTTTGGCTGGCTTCGGCGCGATACGCAGGACCTGACAAAGTATCTGAACGAAAACGAAAAGGCCTATCTGCGGCTGATGCTGATGCTCGAAAAATACAAAAAGGTTCAGATAGACCTGACCGGAACAAACCGAATCTTCTCGGATACGTTCTTTATCCTTCGGGAACAGATAACAGACACAATGGAAGCATTCGGAAAAGGTCTTGCGCCTGCCGTCCAGCGGCTGATGTCTGCGATGGCGGACTATCTCTACAAGAATCAGGCCCGGTTTGAAAAATATGGCGAAGTTGTCGGCAATATCCTGATGCGGATTGTCAATCTGGTTTTGACGCTTGTCTCTGCATTGGAACGCGGCGGGCTGTCGCAGTTGATGACGGCGGTCAAATCCGAACTGGCTTCAGCGTTTCAGGCGCTGCGTCCCTATGCCGAAGAACTCGGCAAGTGGATTGCACATGGATTTATCAGCGCCTTTACGGCTGGACTGAAGACACTCAACCCATTTAAGGGAATCACACAGCAGCCGCTGCCGATTCAATCTTCGATGGCTTGGAGGTCTGCTTATCCGATAGCATTTTGACAAAGGGAAAATTAGATGGCGGTAATACAAGACATTATTGATGGCGGCGATGCAACGAGAACCTACGAATACGAGGAATATACAAGAACCTTTATCGTCTCCGAACTGACTGGAAGCGGATATGCGATGCTTCAGGAGGCTCTGAATACTACGGGAATCCCGCAGTATGGCGACGAGCACCCTTCCGTCGATGATGCCTATTGTGTAGAGACAAGAGCCAGAACAATCGGGCCGAATATTGCAGAGGTATCCGCCATCTATCGAAAGTCCCTTTACAATCAAAACTACGAAGCGTCGCTCTCCGCAGATTCTCTTGAAAAGGAATCCTATTCGGCCTATTCGGTGAGTACGCAGGACAGCACTCTCTATCCGAACACCATACAGTATAAATATCCGGACAATTATCCGAATCCGGATTTTGCTGGCAAGGAAAGCCAGCCGCAGAACGTCAGAGATATTATTTACGAACCGAAGCCGCAATTGCAGATTGTACGTTTTGAATGGACGACGCTGTATGCCGATGTTCTTGCCGGCTATGCCCGCGGAGTTCCGCTATCGGAAGTCAATGTCTATCATTTGTTCGCAGAGCGTCAATGGAACTTTGTCGGCTCGCTGAATCAAAGCAACTGGACGCTGATGCCGAACCATCCAGCCGGGACTTGGCTTTGTACGAATATATCGGTTCAAATGCACAAGGAATATGGCTTGAATGCACAGAAGGTCTTTCGGGTCGTCTACAATTTCCAGATGGACAAAAGCGGGCTCTGGCAGCGATATATCGCATACACAGACCCCAACACCGGAGAGATTCCGAGTGATGTTTCCACAACGCCATATGAAGGGAATAAAGTCAGCGCCAAATATATCCGGCCTGCGATTTATCAGAACTTCAACTATCTGGAGTTGTCATAATGATATTCTTTCTTGACCAGAATCTATACCGGATCTTTTTGGAAAATCGCCGACGGATGCACGAGACGGCGAAGGAACTTCGTCGAGAGCGGCTGAAAAAGAAAGTCGAGACCATCACGACCAGGACGCCTTCGAATGTGAATATGCCTTCTGCCGTCCGCTGGGCAAAAGTTATTTCGCAGGAAAGCGGTTATTTGACGGCGGATTTTTATACGCTCAACGGTCAGAATAACTGGGTTGTCTATCAGCAGAATGTAAACGTTTATCCGCAGCCGGATTTGACGGCTTCTGATTATGAGATAAACAGTTATTATCCTTGCGTCTGGACAAAGTATCGCTGGACGCTGCTGAAGCAGAGCGGAGGCGGGACGGCGTCTTTTACGTGGGCGTTGATTACGCAGCAGCCGGAATATGACACGTCAAAGGATTATTATCTTGTGAAAAGAGCAACCGTCTCAGACGGACAGTGGATACCGGATGGCAGCGATGAAATCACCGTCAAGCGGGCGATTGGCTATGAGGGATACAGCGATATAGAAGCCGCTGATATTCGCAACTGGGTGCCGTGGTGGCCGGTTAATTCGATTGTGCGGATTATTGAACGTTGGGATGATGTCGATAATCAGATGCGGTGGTTTATCGCCGAACCGATGATTTACACCGGTAAACCGGAGA